TTTGGGCTGCTACCCATTGCTCGATGGTGGTGGTTTTGGCACCTTCGGCCCGCTGCACAGCGGTGGCGGTGTAGGCGAGGTAGTAGAGCCTTTCTTGGGGGCTGATGACCCGACTTTGCCTTTGGATGACAGCAACATTGGGCGCTCTCACAGGACAGATCAGCGTCGTGTCAACGGCACCTGGCTCTATCCACAGAAGGACGAGTTGGTCGCGCAGGACCCTGCCTTGCAGGCAGTACCGAGGGGTTACCAGCCGGCCGTCTACCAGAAGATTGTCGGAGTCGATAACAGTGGCAAGAAGGTCACCCGACTGCTGCGCGTTAGGAGCAGGAATGTATTCACAGGTGAGACAGTGCTGACGGGGGCAGACCTGGGCGGTCTAACTATCGTCCTCGGCGAAGACTGAGTGATGCGCGGTCTTTGGGACCGCACCTGGATAGTTATCCAAGCGATACACGCTAGAGGAGCACCGTAATGGCCCAGCAGACTTTCAGGTCGCCGAACTTTTTTGATCGAGAGATCGATCTGTCTGCGCCCGCCCCCGTTGGGCCGGCCGGCGTCCCTGCAGGCATCATCGGCACCGCTAACCGCGGGCCTGCATTCATTCCGGTCACGGTAGGTAACTGGGACCAGTTCGTCGCCCAGTTCGGCGACCTAGACCCGAAACGCTTCGGGCCCTATGCAGCCAACGCTTACCTGGCCAACCGCCAGGCGCTGACGTTCCTGCGCGTACTGGGCGCAGGAGCGAACGCAACAGCAACTGACATCGCGACTACCGAGTTGACGGGCCGCGTTTTGAACGCAGGTTTCCACCTCGATGGTTCGACACAGGATGCTTTCGGTCGTCACGACCACAGCGTCAAGTTCCTGGTTGCCCAGCACACCAAACAGGCCGCAGAGGCCTTCGGCCAGGCCGACTACACCGACAACGGCTCCTTCGCCAATTCAACAGTCAATCTGGTCCGTGGTGTCGTCCTGTTGGCAAGCGGCACTAAGATGATGGTTGCTGACTACAACCGTAGCCTGACTGGCGGCGTTGTCAACTCGCTGAATGATGCAGGTCTTACTGACGCGTCCGGCCACTTCAAGTTGATCTTCTCGACCTCATTGGGCAACAACTACTACAACGAGGACGGCAACGCGGGCGTCCACATCGTGTCAGCGTCCCTTAACCCGACAGCGAAGGACTACCTTGCCAAGGTCCTGAATACTGACCCTGACAAGTTTGGCTCAGCCAAACACCTGTTGTACTCCGACTTTGCGGTCGACGATGAGATCGCTACGACGATCAATTCGCTGGTTGCCGTCGTCTCGGGAACCAACAACACTAGCCTCACCTCGGGTGACAACACGTTGGTCTACCGCAAGGCTTTCGGTGCCTTCGATACCCGTTACAGGACACCGTCAACGTCATACTTCATCAGCCAACCTTACGGCTCCACGGAGTACGACCTCTTTCGGATCGAGGCCCTGGATGACGGTGCCTATGCAAACAGCCTGTTCAAGGTGTCGATCGTCAACCTGAAGGCCTCCCTTGATGAGGCCAACAAGTACGGCACCTTCGCCGTGCAGGTCCGCTCGTGGGACGATAATGACACCAGCCCGAATGTGTTGGAACAGTTCAACAACTGTTCTCTCGATCCACAGGCGTCAAACTACGTGGCAAAGGTCATCGGTGACCGCAAGTTGTACTACAACTTCGACGCCGCCGACCCGCTGGAACGTCGCATCGTCGCTAACGGCAAGTACCCGAACGTGTCGGCCTACATCCGCGTAGTGATGAACGAGCAGGTTGACAGGAATCAGGTGCCGCAGACGGCCTTGCCGTTCGGTTTCCGCGGGCCTGTCGTCTTGAAGACCAACGACTCCTTGACCGACGCTGCCCAGACGGGAAACCTAGTACGCATCTCGGGTGTGGTTACCGGTTCTGCGCAGGCGCTCAGCGGTGCGATCGTCCCGCCGATTCCATTCAGGTCGAAGTCAACAAAAGGACAGCGCCCGACGACGGCGGCCTGGTTCGGCCAACCCGGCACCACCGAACTTGCTGTCCCGCTGTACTACTGGGGCGTCAAGTTCGAGCGCAATGACATTCCATTGGATCCGAACCTGGTGACGGCACCCAATGCCTTGTTGCGTGCCTTGACCCAATTCCAAGGCCTAACACAGCTGGACACCGTGGTGACTGGTTCGGGTGCTGATCGGCTGAACGACAACAAGTTCACCTTGGCCAAGGTCGCCTTGTCCAATACGTCAATCAGTGACCTGACGAGTTCAGTCGACGCTCACATGCGCGAGGCGGCCTACATTCGCAATGGCGTGGTCGACACCACCCAGTACACCATTGCCGATGCTGTGTTGGGCAACCGGATCACCTTCGCCACACTGCTGTCGAAGGCTACCCCGTCGACCTTCAATCGCTTCAACCAGTACCTGAAGTTCAGCACCTTCCTGGCAGGCGGCTTCGATGGCGTCAACTTCCTGGACAGCGATTCACGGCGGATGAATGACCGGGCGACCAGCTTCGATGCCTCTGCGGCACCAGGCTTCGTTCCCAACAGCTTCGGAGAGAACCAAAACGGCACGGGTCAGTCGAACTCAACGGTTGCCTCTTACGTGGGCGCTATCAACATCATGACAGACCCGATGAAAGCCAATCACAACCTGTTGGCAATCCCGGGCATCCGCGAGCCTTTCATCACGGACTACGCTGGGCAGCTGATTCGCAGCTATGGCCTGGCCTACTACATGATGGACATCGAGAAGTACGACGAGAACGTCAATCGGCTGTTCGACGATTCGACGACCAAGCCTGACGTCAACCAGACGTCACGCCAGTTCGACGGTAGGGCTCTCGATAACAACTACATCGGCACCTACTTCCCAGACGTCTTCATCGACGACAAGACAAACCGCCGGCGCGTCAAGGTGCCGGCCTCGGTCGCTGCCTTGGGCGCCCTAGCCTTCAATGATAGGGTCGGTTATCCGTGGTTCGCGCCCGCCGGTTTCAACCGTGCAGCCCTCGACTTCGTCACCAACGTTGAAGTGCGGTTGACATCAGCTGACAGGGACACCCTGTATGATTCGAGGATCAATCAGATCGCCACCTTCCCACGCCAGGGCTTCGTCATCTGGGGACAGAAGACCTGCCAGATCAAGAAGTCGGCCCTCGACCGTGTCAATGTTCGCCGGCTGATGGTGGAGATCAAGCGCATCATCAAGGGCATCGCCATGCAGTTGGAGTTCGAGCAGAACACTCCTGACGTCTGGGCACGGTTCACCTCACAGGCTTCCCTGCAATTGGGTCTCATCCAGTCACAGGCTGGCATCGAGGGATTCCGGGTCGTCATGAATGAGACGAACAACACGCAGGCCGACAAGGACCTCAACAAGTTGAACGGCCGGATCGTGGTAGTGCCGACAAGGGCGATCGAGGTCATCGCAGTCGACTTCATCATTACAAACTCGGGCGTCCAGTTCGTCTGAGACCTCTTCCCGGTGAAAGCGTTAAAGACGGGATAGTTAGACACGAGGCAGGACAGGATGGCTCAACTCAAGTTTGGCAGCGCAGGCGTTTCAGCGACGGAGATCGACCTTTCCGGTCCCGTGGCCCAGCAACCGGTCGGTGTCCCGGCAGGCATCATCGGTACTGCAGTAAAGGGTCCCGCATACGTCCCGGTGACAGTCGGTCTCTTCTCTGACTTCACCGCAAAGTTCGGTCCGACCGACGGCATCAAGTTCGGTCCGTTGGCCGCAAGCGAGTGGCTGCGGAATGCTCAGGCCATGACGTACCTCAGGGTCTTGGGAGTGGGCGATGGAAACCAGCGGTCGACGCAGACAGGCGACGTCACCCAGGCTGGCTTCACGGTCGGCGAGAAGCAGCCTGATCTTAGTAGTGACGGCTTCCTAAGCCCGAATCCATACGCCAACGTGGGTGGCCCCGAAGGCAGGACGTATTTCCTGGGATGCTTCATGTCGGAGTCGGCAGGATCTACTGTCTTCTCTTCGGCGGGCCTACAGAGTGGTTCTGCCTCACAACCTGTCATCCGTGGCGTGTTGATGGCGGCCAGCGGCGTCGTCCTGACGCTATCAAGTTCTACCTCCACTAGTGCCAAGCCGGCGACCCTGGCTATCGGCAATGACGGTAACGGGTCAGGCTTTGGCGCTGTCCGGTTGCTGCAAGGTGGCATTGCCAAGCAGGACTTCGTTTTGCTGTTGAATGGTCACCAAGGGCTCGATCCACTGTACCCGAACGTGGTGACTGCTTCGTTCGACGTCACATCGCCCAACTACTTCGTCAACGTTCTCAACACGGACTCGACTAAGCTGCAGCAGGCCGGTCACCTGGTCTACGCGTCTTGGGACATCTACCCGGCGACTGCTGAAGTCACCGGCTCCGGCATTGTGGCCGCCGCATCAGGCTCGGGTGCATTGACGGCTGCCGTCGCAGGTGCAGAGCCCGCTGCCTTCCTATTGACGGGTTCGACGGCCCGTGACGTCGGATCTGCTACTGCGCCTGACTTCGAGGATTTCCGCGACCGCTTCACCCACGCGGCGAGTCCGTGGATCGTGTCACAACCTTTCGGTGGCAAGCCTCACAACCTGTTCAAGATCCATGCCATTGACGCTGGTGCAGGTGTGTCGACGCTGTACAAGTTGTCGATTGAGAACATCGCTCCGTCGACCGATCCTGCCAACCAGTACCCGTCATTCGACCTGACGATCCGCAGGTGGGGCGACAATGACGCTGCACCAGTCTACCTAGAACAGTGGAGAGGTCTGAGCCTCAATCCGTCGGATGACCGTTACATCGCCAAGGTCATCGGCGACCAACACTCCTACTTTGACTTCGACCGCGGTCCGACCGCTCAAAAGATTGTGGTCGACGGTAACTACTCGAACGCTTCCAACCTGATCCGCATTGAGGTTGACCCAAGCGTAGACACGGGCGAGGTCGATCCGACGGCAATGCCAGTCGGCTTGCGCGGTCCATCCCACCTGATGACGGCAGGTACCGACCCGTTGAAGCTGCCCGAGGGTACCAATGCCATCGTCGATGGTTCGGCCTGGACACGCATCAAGCAACCGCCAGTGCCAATGCGGCAGAACATCACGCAAGGCTCGAACAGCAAGATTCAGGTCAACCCACTGCTGTACTGGGGCTACCAGTTCGAGCACGTCACCAGCCTGTCGACTCCCAACCTGTCGACCCTACGAAATAGGTCGATGGATGCCTTCGCCAAGTTCTTCCCGAACCACCGCATCGACATTCAGAACTTCGCGACCCCTGACAACGCGGGCGAGCCGACGACCACGGCAAACGGCGTTATCGATAATGACCTCTTCAACGCTAACGCGTTCTCTCTGATGAACGTCAAGGTGATGACGGGCTCGTCGGGTCTGGCCGACCCCAGCAAGTGGGCAGCAGCTGTCTATGTCCGGGGCGGCAACATCCCGGCCGATAATTCGGCCAAGACCCGTGCCTTGACGGCAGACGACTTCACCCAGGCGAACCGCCGCTTCCTGAAGTGGACCTTCTTCATGCAGGGTGGCTTTGACGGGACCAACATGTTCGATCGGGACGAGGCACGTCTGACCAACGCGGCCATCGAGGCCGACATGGAGGATCCGAGCAGGGGCGCCAACTTGGGCGCCACGGTGTCATCCTACACCAAAGCTCTTCAGATCATGGGTGAGATGTCGGTCACCGATCTGCAGCTCCTGGCCATCCCAGGTATTCGTCATGCCATCGTCACCGACGCCGCACTCAATGCAGTTGAGAGCCGGTTCGATGCCATGTACGTGATGGACATCGAGGAGTACGATAACAACTACCAGTTGGTGACCAGCAACACGCAGACTCCGTCTGTCGCGTTGACCACACAGAACTTTGCCTTGCGGGCATTGGACAGCAGCTTCGGCGCGGCCTACTTCCCTGACGTAGTGATGCCTGATCCGACCACTGGCACCAACGTCATCGTCCCGCCTTCTGTCGCCGTACTCGGCGCCCTCTCCTTGAACGACAAGGTGGGCCATCCATGGTTCGCACCCGCTGGTTTCACTCGTGGTGCCCTGCAGACCACGCTTGAGTCGACCGTCCAACTGTCGAAGCCGAACATGGACGTCCTGTACGATGCCCGGATCAACCCGCTGACGGCCTTCCCGGGCAACGCCACGGGCGGAACCAATCCGAAGGGCGGCGTAGTGGTCTGGGGTCAGAAGACGCTGCAGCAGGCGGCCAGCGCGCTGGATCGTGTCAACGTCCGCCGGTTGCTGATCGAGATCAGGCGGCAGGTCCGTGAGATCGCGCTCAACATCTTGTTCGAGCCCAACCGTGAGTCGACACTGGCCAAGTTCTCGGCCGCTGTCACGCCGCGTCTGCAGAGGATCCAGGCCCAGGCAGGTCTGGAGCGATTCAAGGTCGTTATCGACTCATCGACCACGACGCAACAGGACATTGAGAACAACACCGTTCGAGGCAAGATCTTCGTCCAACCCACCAAGTCGATCGAGTTTGTCTCGCTTGACTTCGTCGTGACGAACAACCTCAACCAGGCGATTCCCTGAAGCTGAGTGAGCAAGGAAAGAAAAGTGAAGATCACGAAATCAGAGCTCACTGAGCTGGTCAGTGACGAGATGGTCCGCCGCTTCAAGCAGAAGCCGGGCAAGTCAGTCAAGATGACTGAAGCACGCCTGCGCCTGTTGGTCGAGGAAGAGCTGTCGCAGGCCGGCGGCAGCATCGCCGCGGCCGGTGGGCAGTCGTCCTCTCTCAAGAAATTGAAGGATAACCTCAACGGGGCCAAGCAGGCTTTGGGAGAGTTGTACCAGTCGGCGACCAGTCCGAAGGCTTCCGATCAGGCACACACCCTGCTGAACGGCATCAATCGAGTGCTCCAGGCCCTTGATAGCATGCCTGAGCTGACTGCTGGCAAGCAAACTCCCGCAGGTGACCTGGCACGTCGGCGGACGAGCTCTAATCCACCGAGCCGTTGAGGTTAACGGTGCCTGACGAATACTTACGACATCCGGTGACTGGAGACTACGATGGCTGAGACACTTGACGTCACGTCGATGCTGCCCAACAAGTTTGAGCCGAAGCGCAAGAACCGTTGGATCCTCATGATTGAGGGCATTGATGCCTACATCTGTAAGACGGCTGCGAGACCGACGGTGACGACCGAAGAGGTCGAGATGCCGTTCATCAACGCGCGTCGTTACCTGGCAGGCTTGACGAAGTTCAATACGATCGCCGTCACCCTGCACGATCCGATCGCCCCCTCGGGCGCTCAACAGATCATGGAGTGGATCCGCCTCCACTTCGAGTCAGTCTCGGGCCGCGCCGGCTATGCAGACTTCTACAAGCGTGACGTGCAACTGAAGCTGCTGGACCCAGTGGGCACCATCGTCGAGCTGTGGGACATCAAGGGCGCCTTCATCACCGAGGCGAACTTCGGTGAGCTCACCTATGAAGATGGTGGCGCGGTTGAGATCAGCCTGACGCTCAGGTACGATAACGCGGTTCTACAATTTTAAGTCGACTACGATTTTTATCGAATGTACGTGTCAAGGATTCTTGATACTGTGCTTCGATGGAACAATCGACTTACAAGTGTCCGGACTGCGACTTCTGTCATCAGAACCTGCTCTCCTTATCAGTTCACTACCGGAAGCGTCACAAGCAGACCGCTGAGCGACTGAGGATTGTGCTCTTCCACGGAGGTACGAGGCCTACATGTGCTTGTGGCTGCGGTGGTGTCGTCAGGTATCTGAACATCAATGACGGATTTTCCGAATACGTGTGTGGTCACTACTCTCGAGTGAAAAACAATTGGGGCCACAATGCAGCGGCCCAGCAGAAGAGTCAAGACGTACGTCGTGCTATGCACGATCGTGGCGAGATCAAGATCTGGAACAGAGGCGAGACCAAAGAGACAGACGAACGTCTTGCTGCATATGGTTCGAAAGGCAGCAAGACGATCTTGTCACATCCTGATGAGTTGAAGCGACGTTCAGATGGCATCAAAAGGTCTTGGGAGACCGGTGCTATCGTGCCTCTCACTGGACCCAATCACTCACAGTGGAAGGGCGGTTCCTCCGCACTGCAACCTATCGTCCGGTCACGACTCCACACCGTGTGGACCTACCCAAAGCTGAAGGCGTCCGGCTTCAAGTGCAGCGCCTGCGGTGTTTCCGGCCCAGGACTTGAGGTCCACCACGACCAGGAGCGCTTCGCCCAGATCTTGCAGAAGGCGATTGCAGTCCACGGTGAGGTCGACCCTTCTCGCCCGGACGACGACTTCGAGCGAAAGGACGCCATTGCGGCCTGGGTTACCGACTACCACGTCCAGCACGACGTGTCAGGGATCGTCCTCTGTGAGCGTTGTCACGTTGAGGCACATGCAGCGTGATCCGAATCTACATCAACATCAACAGACAGGACGTTGCACTCAGCTTCTCGATCGGGCAGCAGTTCCCAAGGGTGGAAGGCAGGTTGATCTCAGTCGAGGCCAGTGGCAAGGAGCTGGCGGCCTTCTTGGCCAAGAACGAGACGCCTGTCAACGTCACTGACGGCATGGTGTTGAGTTGGCACGGCAAGAACGCAGGACGGGCCCTGAGGACGATGCGTGTGCTCTTTGAATCATAGTTAGACGTATGATTCAAATGACGCTCGGTCACTTGCGTCGTCTCCTCACTGAGGCCGGCGGAAAGCCTAATCCTAAGCATGCAGTCGACGAATTCCTCGCCGTGGTGAGGAATGCCATCGTGCGGTACATTGATCGCGACTACAGGTACGAATCGCATGCATCCGCCGACGAGCTGGCTGAATCAAACGCAGAACAGTTCGTCAGTGATTACTGGGATGAGTGTTCTGAATGGGCAAAGATTGCCTTCTCGGGCGAGCAACCACCTGCAGCGTTGAAGAACTTCAAAGACACGTGGCCGGACCATGATCCGCTCGAGCGATTGTTGGCCGTCGCACGATACGAGTTCTTCAATGCAATTGTGCAGTACGAACAGACAGGCGTGAACGCACTTGATCCCAATGTCATGGTCATGCGTAAGAAGCACAAGAACTGGACGCCGCCGGATTATAACCATTTGGATGATTGGGACGACGTTGCAGACATGAAGGACTTCAACAACCGAGTTGGTGAGGAATTCGACAAAGTCTGGCGTGACATCAAGAAAGGTGATGTCATTCAGTTCTCTCCCGTGAAGAGCGTCATGGGTGCGACAGTTTCTGTCCTGAAGGGCATTCCTAACATGGTGACCGGGACTGTCAAAGGTGTCCTACGTGGAAAGGTCGTCTTCACGGAACCTGTCATTGCCCCGTCGTACTTGTACTTTCATCACGAGCTCCAAGAGCATGACGAGTTCGACTTTTCTGAGAAGTGGCGCGATGAGGTGGACGTCGGATCTTGGGCCCGGGGCAACCGGGGGCTCTACCGCAATGACAAGCGGATGAGCGCGATCATCGAGCGCATGCTCAATGATCCTGACTTTGAGGCAGCAATCCAAGACAGGGTCGAAACGTTTCACGCGGTAGAGATCATTGAGCGAGCTCCTGAACGTGCGGTGGTCGACATCAGCGGCTTCACGAAGTCTGATTTGATCTGCTATGTCTTGAGCGTTCGTGGTCCCATGAGAAAAGACGACGTGTTGAAGGTCGTCGCGTTCCTAGAAGACAAGCCGTACAAGCAAGGCTCGAACGTCACCTACTTCAGCCAAGCAGGCATGGTCGGTGACACCATCGATAATGTCGGCATTGCACCTGGTACGCGCAATGCTGCTTTGTATGATGTGACTGACAAGGGTCGGGCTATCGGCGAGCGCGTCCGCGGCCGGTTGGGAGATGAGCCGGCCAAAGGTGAGACGTCTGTTGACGGTACGGCACCAAGCTGACGCAGCAAGTAATACGTAGGCGCTGGCATGATCATCAGATTGACATTCGGGCGGTTGCGTCGCATGCTTGCCGAAGCAATGACCGACGATCAGGCGCGCCGCCGAGAACTGCGCAAAAACCCGCAGCAGATGGACGTCGAAGACGCGCTCGATGAGTTCGTGTCGATGCTAGGACCTTACGTCGTCGTCAAACAACAGGACGATATCACTATCAACTTGTCGATGCCTGGCGAAAGTGCCTCGAGAGGTGCCAGGGACCTGCTTGCCGACGAGGTGAGCTACACGTTGGTTGATGAGTTGGGGTACAACTATGAAGACGGCCTGTATCGCCGCGGGAACACCACGGTGACCATCGCGGGTGGAATCACCGACGCTAATGCGGACACTTACGAGATGAACATCGAGTTCATGGATGATAGTCCTGGCAGCGCACCGGTTGAGATCGACGCGGCTGAGGCGAAAGCCATCTCTCCCGTTGCTGTTCAGATCCTGCGTGACGTGGACGAGGATGAGTTCGCCGACAGGGTCTTTTGGACGTTGTCGAGTCCAAACGACACCAACGAGGTTGAACTTCGAAGCTGGCTGAAGAAAGACTGGGAGAAGATGGCTATCGAGCACGACGGTCAGAGTGTCGTCATGTTCAGCGGCCTCGCAGTCGACGATGAAAGCGGCGACATGTGGGATGAGTCACTCGGAGAGTGGCACAACTACATGTTCTGAGCCCACATTTCTCGTGGGCACGTTCACTGCTCACCGACAGCTCAATGGCCTTCATCGCCTGGCCCAGGAATAATCGCAAGTCAGTGAACGGTGGTTACCTAGTAGCGCACGAACAGTTTTCTGCCCTGCTCTAATGTGGGGCGTGGACACGTCGTTGAAGACATTTACGCTTCGGAGCAAAGACTTACTTTGAGCTCCGGAGAGCGTAACACATGTCAGACGAACGCGAGCAGCGCAACCAGGTCTTCGGCGGAGCACCGCCGGTGGGCGTGGATCCCCGCATCCAGACGACGACGGCGGCCGCCCAGGCCAAGGGAGACTTCGGCCTAGAGATCCCTGTCGAGACTGTCCCGTTGCCTTCAGCAGGCAAGGTCTACCCGAAGACGATGGAGGCCCTTCACGCCCGCGAGACCGTCGAGATCCGATCGATGACAGCGCGCGAGGAGGACATCCTGACGAGCCGGGCGCTGTTGAAGAAGGGCACGGTCATCACTGAACTGATCAGGTCTTGTCTGATCGACAAGACCATCAACCCAGTCGACCTGCTGACGGGCGACCGCAACGCTCTGATGGTCGCGATTCGGATCACGGGCTACGGTGCCGAGTACGACGTGGAGCTCGAGTGCAATGAATGCCAGACGAAGGCGCCCCGTACCTTCGACCTGGGCGCTCTGCCGATCAAGCGCCTGGAGATCTCTCCCGTGGAGGAGGGCACCAACCTCTTTGATTTCGTCCTGCCTCGCACCAAGAAGGCAGTCAAGTTCAGATTCTTGACGGGCCGGGATGAGGAAGAGATCCTGGCGTCGGCTGACCGACAGAAGAAGCTGGGCCTGATGCAAGGCGAGTCCAACGTGACGACCAACCTGTTGTACAGCATTGTCTCGGTCGACGGTGTCAGTGACAGAGGCAAGCTGGCCAACTTCGTCAAGATGATGCCGGCGATGGACGCCAAGGCCTTGCGTGAGTACGTGCGTACCAACGAACCTGGCATGGTGATGAAGCAAGAGGTCACTTGTCCGGCATGTGGGCACGCCGAGGAGGTCGTCATGCCCATCGGTGTCTCGTTTCTTTGGCCTTCAGCCCAGTGACAAGGAGCAGCTGATCCTGGAGCCGGCGTTCCTACTGATGTACTACGCTGGCTTCACGTACCGCGAGACCTACTCCCTGCCAGTGCCCTACAAACGCTGGTTCATTGATCGCCTAGTCAAGGAGCTCAACAAAGGCAAGGACGATCCGAACCAGGCATCGGCCAACCGAGCCCTGCACGCCAACACACCAGAGGTCAGGCAAATGCAGGGAATGACTCGCCCTCAGACGCCCTCTCGCCTCCGTCGGTTCACGTGACTGCATAGTTACTGACGTGAAGATCAGACTTGGTGAGCTTCAGCGTATCATCGAGGTTGTGAATGATGTGCCGGATTTTCTATCGACTTTGGAGTCGTGGACTGACGAGTTCATCAATCGAGAGTACTCATCTTTGATTAGTGATGCACTTGAAGAGGAGATCGCTGAGGAATACGCAGTAGAGTTCATCAATGACAACATCGCTGAATGTGAAAGGTGGGCAATGTCGCTGTTCTCAGGTAATGTTCCGCCGCCCGGTCTGGACTATTTGGGATCTGACTTGTGGCAAGACATTTCTGACCCGATGGACAGGCTCGAGGCAGTTGTCAGACACAAGATCGAAGAGAAGCTACTCGATCATAGCGAAGACAAGACGCCTAACAACGTAGTGTCCATTTACGACGCTATCGAAGAATTTGTCGGGTTAATCTCTTCAGATGTCAAAGTCAGAGTTACACCAGCGTCAACTGTGATTTACGTGACCCTAGAATCGCCCCAGGGCATCGGTTTCATCAGTAATGAAATGCGTTCAGTTCTCATGGATGAACTCGAGTATACCGTTGACGTACGGCCCAGGGGCAATGCATTTGTTCGTCAAGCGGGAAGGAAACACATTCTGATTACTCAAAAATCCGAGAGAAACAAAATCACTATGACATGGAAACTTGTCAAGTGAACAACTGACTTACGATGAGTGACACATGATCAACGAATTGAGGCTCAATCTGCTTGGCAAGGTGCTGTTTGCTGCGATCGCCGCAGCCATTGTCGGTCGAACCACCAACCTAAAGATCCGCGGCACACAGGAAGAGATCGAGGCTGTTGCCTCGGCGATGATGGCATCACGGCGCTTCCAGGATGAGCTGAACCGTCCGGGCGCGACCGTAGAATCAGTGATGCAGCAGCTGGGCCTGAAGCACGCTTCAGCCCGTGAGTTTGAGCGGATCTTGGGCGTGCCCTGGCCGTTGTGATTACATATCGCCAGGAGACACATCTTGGCGACACAGGACCCGTCTGAACAGCTTAACGTGACAGCCAAGCTCGCCGCCCAGATGGAGCGGATGGCTGCCGCTGCAGAGCGCCTCGAGAGCTCATATGACAGCCAGATTGCAGCCGTCCAGCAATTGGCTGCAGCATTCAGCTCTATCAACGCGCAAGGGGCTGTCCAGGGCATTGAGGTCCTCAACCGGACGCTGAAAGAGACCGCCAACCAGATGCAGGAGACTGGGCGGATCTCAGAGTCAACGTTCCGTTCGCTCAACAAGAAACTGGAGGAGTCAGGCAAGTCGTTCGCCTCCCGGTTCCCAAAGTCAGTGGCCGTCGCCACGGCGGCCATGACGGGCCTGCGACAGGGCGTCTCAAATGTGATCGCCTTGGGAAAGGGCTTCGCGGGCTTCGCGGGCGGCGTGGTCGACGGCCTGGCCAACATCACGGCCAGCATCATCGCCATCCCGCTCAAGATCTTCCAAGGCCTGGTCGACATGGCCGCCCGCGCGGGCCACGGGAGCACTGAGCTGGCACAGGCTCTGGAAGACCTACGTAAGCAATTTGGTGCCTTCTACGCGCCCACCAACAAGGCTATCATTGGTACCTCTAAGTCGCTGAAGGGTTTTGAGGCCACGGGCCTATCGGCCTTCCGCGTCTTCGGCAACATGGCCATGCGCCTCAACTACATGCGCGAGATGGCCACTGAGATGGGTGCGTCCTTCAACCTGTTGCGCAAGGAGTTCGAGGACAATGGCGGCGCCGTGTTGGCCTACCGCAAAGGCTTGGGCCTGACGGCCGAGCAGATGAAGGCCGTCTCCCAACGCTCTGACATGATGGGCACCAAGTCCTCCAAGACGCTGAAGGACATGACCAAGTACTCCTACGAACTGGCAGACGCCTTCGGCTTGGACGCCAAGGTCATCTCCCGCGAGGTGGGGGAGGCCATGAAGGACGTTGGTCGCTTCGGGACTACGACTGTCAAGAGCCTCAGCGAGTCAGTCACCTTCGCGCACCGGTTCGGCCTGGAGCTGAAGGACATCTCTGGCGTCCTTGACAAGTACCTGTCGTTCGATGACGCCGCCGAGGGCGCTGCCAACCTGTCGCAGGCTTTCGGGGCCAACATTGACTCCTTCGCCCTGATGAAGGCCTCGGCCGAGGGCGACGTAGGCAAGTCGGTGGAAATCCTGCGGAGAAGCTTCCGGGACGCCGGCGTGGATGCGACCAAGTTCACCGCTGTCGAGCGTAAGTTGATCGCCCAAAACACCGGCCTATCTGACTCAGCGATCCAGGCGGCGTTCTCACTGAAGAAGCAGAGTACTAATCTGGACCAAGTCCAGAAGGTGGGAGACAAGGCCGCCAAGAAGACGATGACGCAGGAAGAGGCGATGGCAAAGTTGGCCGACGCCATCGAGCGCATCGTCATGTCAGGGATGGGCATGAAGGGCGGGTTCTGGGACCAGTGGTTCGCGGGCATCCAGGCCGGCATTCAGTCGTCAGGAGAGTTCCTGGGCCTGATGCGCAACATCCAACAGGCCCTGCACCGGACGTACATGATCGGCATGAAGCTGGGCCGAGACTTGGTCAAGATCGTTCCCGGCTTTGCCGAACTGCTGGGAGGCCTGCGTGACTTCTTCAATCCGAACAGCTTCGGCAAGATGTTCCAAAACATCTCCGACGCCATCAGAAGGTACTTCGATCCAAAGAGTGAGGACAAAGGCAGCATCCCTAAGCTGTTCGCGGGTCTGAAGAAGTCAGTCACCGACATGTTCACCAGCGAGGGCACTGCGGGTAAGAAGATCTTGGAAGGCTTCAAGACGTTCTTCGGCATGATGTTGAAGACGGTGGCCGAGACCATCAAGTGGATGTCTGACCGACTGGCCGAAGGCCTTACATTCATGGTTGACCTATTGACAGGTAAAAAGCGGCTCGACCTATCAGGTGCTGCGTCCTCAGGTCAAGGTTCTCTCGGGTTCCTCCTGAAGGTCATCCAACCGTTGGGCGAGGCCTTGAAGCACGCCTGGATCGTCCTCAAGGATCCGTTGAAGCAGCTAGTGTCGACCCTGTTCGACAAACTGGTTGAGCTGTTGAAGAGTGACGCCGTCATGAGCAGGTTGAAGCCTGCCTTAGGCGGCTTGGCCGTGATTCTGTTCGGTCCTGCCTTTACACAAGCCATCGTGGCTGCCTTGACGACCAGCATCGCCAAGGGTGCTATCGCGGCCCTGTCAGGTGGAACAGGCAAGAAGGCGTATGGCGACCTGGTGGGAAAGGCGGCTGATGCTGCTGACGCTGCCCGCAAGGTCCCAACATCGGGGGCCGCTGACCTCAACAAGGTGGGTGAGGTCAACAAGGCAGCCAGCAATGCTGTCGACAAAGGCAAGGGTTGGGGCGTCAAGGACGCTGTCGCTCTGGGCCTGAAGCTTGTCGCCATCGCCACGGCTTTGGCGGTAGGCGGCGTCGAGATGGCACTGGCGTTCGTCGCCATGAAAAAGATCCTTGATGCGGGAGGCGTCAAGGAGGCAAAGGACATCATTCCATCGATGGCCGTCCTGGGTGCCATGGTGGTTGCTGCTGTTCCGTTGGCATTCTCACTGCGTTTGGCCTCGAAGATCGGCAGCATGAAGGACGTCTTGGTGGGCGGTTTGATCGTCACGGCCGCTGTCGCCATCGTGGGTGCTGTGGGTGCCGGTATCAGCTACCTGTTGACCAAGGTGGGCAGTCCCGCGGAACTCAACACCGTCGGCACCCTGATGTTGAAGATGTCGGGCGTCTTCCTGGCCATGATCCCGTTGATTGCAGCTTCCATTGCGATCGGTGCCCTTGCCAGCGGTCCACAGGCTGCGGTCCTGGCGATGGCAGCCGTCGGCATCGGCATCATCGGTATCGCTGTCGGTGAGATGGCAGGCATCGCCATGGGTATCGTCAAGGTCTTGGCGACCCTGAAGATCGATGCTAGCTTCCAGCACAAGATCGACGCCTTCCTCAACATCATGAAGGCGATTCAGTCGTTCACAGACGCCCTCGTCAAGGTGATCCACCTAATGCAGCCTTCGTTCACCGACCTGCTGGCCGGGACGAAGGAAAAGTTTTCGGAGAAGATCAATGCGGCCCGTGACCTGATCGCTGAGATGGTGGGTGCCAAAGGCGGGGGCAAGGGCATCATCGGCCTGGTTGAGACAGTCATGGATTCGCTGAAGCAGCTCAGCATCGGCTCAGGGCTTGCTGAAAAGGCGAGTGTCTTTTCCAACGTCCTGCAGGCAATTGCTGCCGTGATGCAGGCGATGACTCCGCCCCCAAGTTTCTTTGAGGCTGGCAGCAGCTTCCTGGTGCAGTTGGGCGGGCCCAAGCCCTTTGCTGACTTGGCCACCGACGTCGCATACTACATGTCGTTGTTGCGTGACAGCATGCTGACCATGATCCTGGGCGACAAGCAGGGTAAAGGTGGCATCATCGACATCATCACCAAGTTGGGCGCTATCAAGCTGCCCGACACCAAGGCGGCTGAGACAGTTGCCAGTCTGTTGTCGGCCATCAGCGGCGTGATGAAGGCCATCACCCCTTCAGGTGATACTCTTAAGGCTTTTTCTACCACTGCCGAGGCAGCCTTGATTGCCGTCGGACCGTTGAAGTTGGGCGCCAGAACTGTCACACAAATCGATGCTGATCAATTGTCAAAATCATTTCAGGTGATGGGCGAGCAACTGGGCAAGCTGCTGCCCGCGCTGACGACTGGCGTACTGTCTGACGTGTTGTCGAAGACGAAGGACGTCTCGCCAGAGCAGATGGACAGGTTGAAGGTGGCTGCTGAGATCCTGAAGACCTCGGTGGAGGCCGGTCGGCTGATCACCGAGTCATTCAGCACCGGCAGCACGCAGGCGGCCACCGTCAACTCGAGCGCTGTCAATCGGTTGACGGAGATCCTCCCTGCAGCTTTCACTGCAGTGGGAAACTTGCAAAAGCAGATCGGTGAAGGGATCAGCACTTCGTCGTTGAAGGGTTTCAGTCGCAACATGTCTGAATTGTCGACAGTCATCAGAGGTGACGAACAGGGCAAGAGCGGCATCGTCGGTGCCCTACAGGCCGTTAGTGACATGGTCAAGCAGGCCAACGACCTCGACAAGGCCTTGGCTGACGGCAATCTCAACAAGATCGACATCAAGGCACGCCTAGAACGCGTGGCCAAGTCAGTGGGCCTGGGTGGTAAGGCCAGCTACACTGTCGACACTGGCAAGAACGTCGTCATCACCGTCAACATGCAGGTGGTGATGAGCGCGGGTGAGGTTGAGAAGGCGATCATCTTCAACAAGAGTTCGATCATCGCTGATCGCCTCAACTTCGCCACCCAGCGAACCAACCCGCCTGGCTCTGACACCATCTCTCGTGATGTCGAGCCTCAGTTCCCGCTCATGGAACGCGGCAAGTGACGTGAAGTAGAGTCAGCCCATGGCAAAGGCGAACGTTGTCCCACGTAACAGCAAAGACTTCCTCAAGCAGCTCTATGAAAACGACAAGTACAAGCAGGCCCTCACCCGCGCGCGGACTCCTGAAGAGCGCCGCCTGGTGGCATCGCTAGTCACTGAGTTCGTCGGAGGTTGGGCTGAGATCCTGGCACCCATCATCGACCAGGCTCAGAAGGATCCTACCTTCGCTGAACGCCTAGGTCGGGCAGTCAATGAGCAGCGAGGGGTAGTTACTGGTAGCGAGCCCGCATCATCTGGCTCCGCGGGGTGACGGATGGGTTCATCGATTGACACAGGACCGGGCGGCTTTGACGTCAAGGGACAGACGTACACCTATGATGTCGGCCTGACAGAGGCCGACGGTGGGTCACAGGGTCCATACGAGCCTGGCGTAGACGTTTCTGCTGGGTACGTCGACGAGAGCGGTCGGCCCAAGGACCTGACGGCGAAGACGAAGACTACGCTGGCACAGTACCTCAGCGACCTGACGTCAGGCAAGGGCACCAACACTGCCATCCCCAACCAGTACCCTGTCGATGCAGGCTACAAGCCGCAGTCGACGATGACCAAGTTGGGTAATCCGGCCCTGCAGACCCCCGGTGCGGCTGGCGTTGGCAACAGCAAGGCTTTCGTTACCGATGAGCAGGCTCTGAGTGCCCTGAGCAAGGACTTCACCAAGCTAGGCAGCGACTTTCGCAAAGGCAAGGGCGACCAAGGTAAGACTGACGGCAATGACCTGCTACCTGGGTTACCCGGTGATGTAGAACACTCAGCAGAAGGTGGCAAGCTGACGGGTTCTGGCCCGTCAAAGGCGCCCAAACCTTTGACGGGCCACCCGGACACCACAGGCGTGGTCAAACCTTACATCTCTGCTGTCTTGAAGAACAACCGCTTCTCGAGCGCGGCTGAGGCTTTCTACCCCGAGACGCCGGTGATTTCTGACTTTGGTGCGTCAGGCTTCAACCCTAAACTGCCAAGACAGAACAGATTGGGCGCCTACAACCCGTCGGCGAAGGGCGTTAGCTTTGAGCAGCTAGCCACCATCGGCCCGCTGCTGACACAACGTGCCAGCAAGGAATTGGGTGCCAACTCTCCCAAGGTAGATCCTAACTCAGGCGGCCAACAGGCCAAGGCCGGGTTGCTGCCGGGCGCTGCCCAGCTGGGCATCACCAAGATCGATGCTGTGACCATGTACGCTGCCGACATCTTGGGCGAAGGCCTGACCGACGAGGCCCTGAAGGGTTCGTTCGTCATCAGCCCAGGATCCAGTTCGTGGGGTGCCCTCAACAACGCGGCCGATCCGTTCTCGGGCATGGACGCTATCGGTATGTCGATCCTGTCGATCGCGTTGGTGGGGGCTTTGGAGTTGCTGATCGACGGCATCAGTGCCCTGTTGGGCCTGATCACCTCACAGTCCAAGAAGCCCAACCACGACGCACAAGGCAGGTACAGCCTGGGCGAGTACTACGCAGGTCAGAAGCAGGCACGCAAGGCAGCTGGCGGTGGGATCGGCGGTGCAGTCGCCGCGGCGGGCTCGCTCAATTTCGGCGCCCTGCTGGGGATCCAACCAACTAACTTTCCATTCAGCCAGGCCTTGTCAGTGGGCGCCAACGCCTTCTTCGGCCTGCCGCAGGACGCGGGCATCGGTGGCCAGTTACTAGGCGTCCTGGCCACCAGCATCGACAGCCCCGGTTTCAATGTCGTCGTCATCCGTGCCATCCTGAGGGGCGGCATCGCCATCGTCGAGCAGGCCAAGAAGATCGGTGGCAACCCGATGAATGCCATCAACCAGATCTTGGCCTTGATGGACACTATCCGTGAGTCGAAGCTGATTGCGGCCTGCAACATCTTCGCCATGTTGGGCGACGCCATCCTGGTCCTACCTAAGGACTTCATTGACATCGATGCCCTGGGTGGTCTCAAGGTGTCACAGCAGGACCAAATCGACAATACCTTGGCCAACGGCGTCAACAAAAACAGGTTGAAGGGCGGCCTGAAGCTGGCCTGGGCATCCAACCGGGCACCGGCCCAATTGCTGCTGCCCACCAACATCTTGGGCCCGAGCCTCGTCATCTCTGGTCTGGGGCAGCCCGATCCGTTGTTGGGTTCCAACAGTGATCCGTTGTCGAGGGTACGGGCAAAGGTGCTAGAATCGACGCCACGTATCGACACCGATACTGCGCTGGCTTTTGAGACAATGCTGGACGCGGAGTACGTCCCGTTCTACTTCCACGACCTGCGAACCAACGAGATGGTGGCGTTCCACGCCTTTTTGGCCTCGATGACAGACGACTTCTCGGCCTCTTACGAGAAGACCGAAGGCTACGGACGGGTGGAACCAGTCCGGACATACCGTGGCACCGAACGCAGGATCAGCCTGTCGTTCTACGTGGTTGCCACTTCTCTGCAGGACTTCGACGAGATGTGGGTGAAGATCAACAAGCTGGTCACTCTGGTCTATCCACAGTTCACCAAGGGTATCCAGCTGGCATCATCTGACGGATCAAGCTACAAGTTCACGCAGCCTTTCAGCCAGCTGATCGGTGCTTCCCCGATGATCCGCCTGCGTCTGGGTGACCTGTTGAAATCCAACTACTCACGCTTTGGCTTGGCCCGTCTCTTCGGTTTGGGCAACGATGGTTTCACCCTCAACGGCATGACAGACGATACGCCCGTCCTAAGCGACGATGACATGCAGAAGTACACTCAGGCGTTGCAGCAGGCCTTCAGCAGCCCAGCTGACGAGACGTACTACGTGTCACCTGGCATCTACCCATTCATCGACCCAGGTTCCGGCGCTGGCATGCCCGGCCCGCCCGTTCCGGCACTGGGCAGCTCATCGGGTCCCAAGTTCGCGCCGCAGTTTAACCCATCTGCAGCTCCAACCGGGCTGTTGTCTGTCAAGGCCAAGGGCGTTGACCCGGCTTCTCCCTCTGATGACGCGGCCATTCAGGCTGGCAGCACGCAGCTGATCTGCGAGGTGATGCTTAACGACGATCCCGCGTACTCAGCAGCCTACGCGCATGCGATCGCGGCGGCCAAGTTGCAATTCGGTGACCCAAGCAAGCCGCTGCAGAACTACATCGGAGGCACCTACTCGATTCCGATCGCGTGCTTGACCCCGACACAAAAGACAAAGACCGACATCGCACAGAAGACGCTTAGCGCTGCTGGCGGGTCGCCTTTCGGAACTGAAGTCAGTAACTTCTTGTTGGCCAACGGAGCGAACTCCAATGCCTTGGCCAAGTCGTTCCGCGACACGGGCGGCAAGGGCCTGGCAGGCTTCATCGAGACGATGAATTTCGACTGGTACGACAAGGTGACCTGGGAGACGACCTTGGGCAGGACCGCGCCTAAGATGTGCAAGGTCACGCTATCGTTTAGCCCAATCCACGACATCACGCCAGGTCTAGATCACTTCGGCGCGAACAGGGCACCTGTCTATCCTGTGGGCCTGATGGCCCAACAATATGACGCGACGACAACCGGAGCTAGCACCTGATGGCATTCTCTAGGTACGCAAGGTCACCTATCCTGAGTTTTGGCAGCCAATTCGGCACTAGTCGGACCCGAGAGGTGATCCAAGCCGCTGTAGCCAACGGACAGCTGCAGGTCAGGCCCATCGTCATTCGTGGACGAGAGCGGCTTGACACCCTCGCCGGTGTTCTGTACGGCGACGGCAGGTACTGGTGGGTGCTTGCAGCGTCTAGCAACGTCGGCTGGGGCCTACAGGTCCCGCCCGGGACCGTCATCAACGTGGTCGACTTGGGGGCCGTAGCGGCCCTGGTGGGATGACGCATGCCAGTAGCTGACTTTTCCAAGGTCGAACATCTCTTCGAGATGTTCCAGCCAGCCGACCTGGTCGGCACGGTCCAACCACAGTTGGGCGGTCCACTGACAGAAGTTGACAACGCCTTCGCTGAGTTGTTGCGTTTGTTGGAGAATAACGGCCGCGGTGTATTGGGCATTGACGATCTCATCAAGAAGATCAACGGGCTGAAGGCCAAGTCGCCTGAATTGGGTGCTGTCGATTTGTCAAAGTTCCTGACGATCTGGACAGACGCGGGGTGCCCACTTTTGGGACCGGGCACGGCCAAGGCTCAGATCTCCGGCGCGGCGCCGCCTACCACTGTCACCAGCCTGAAGGAGGTCCTCGGCAAGAATTTTCAGTTTCCGGCAGGCGCAGCCCAGCCTCCTCGGGTCTCTGTCATCCTGAGCCGGTCACCTTTCTTCAGCCCGATGACGCGGAACACCAAACGGGCCGAGGTCTTCCTCAACTCGATGCCCAACACGGTGTTGGCCCAGCTGGTGCCGCTGATGCAGGTCGAGTTTGACTTCAAGCGCAGCCCATCCGACTCACTGCAGTCGCCTGGTCTACTGCGGTTTTTGCTGGGCGGTGCCAAGCGTTCGTCGATGGGTGCATCAACGACGGCAATGGTAGAAGGCAATGAGTTCGTCGACCTGGCCACAGCCAACCCGACCGAGCTCGATCACGCCGGCATGGAGCTGTTCACCTCCCCGCAGACGCTGGTCAACCCGCAGCCCAACCTGGACGTCGGCACCAATGGCGTTCGATACACCGACGTGCTGGACCCGTTCCGTCCGTTCATGTCGCTGGACCACGTCACCATCACGTCAAAGCCTTCGGGCGCCGGCTTCTTCTGCTACAAGCAGGCTAACATGACGTTGAAGTTGCACGACCGTTCGCGTTTGGCAGAGATCTCAGATTTGATCCGCGTCAACATCTACCAAGGCGTCACCCTGTGGCTGACGTACGGCTGGCGCGCGCCCGTTCGGACTGGGCAGAATCTGTACTTCGACTACGTCAACAACAATCTGTTGATGCGCGAGCCGTACTTCATCAAGAACTCGAGCTTCAGCTTTGACCAGAACGGCACGGTGACTATCAACCTGGAACTGTTCACCAAGGGCGTCAGTGAGGTCAGGGACCTGAAGATCACTGACCAGTACGGTGACATGGGCTTCGTCACGGGGGAGATCAAGTCGCTCATCGAGCAGATTTCTCGTTATCGCCGACAACTGAAGCTGGACTCCCCGACCGGTCTCAACAAGGAGATTCGGGCCTACCAGATCTTGGACGCGGCCGAGGTGGGCGAGTTCCCGAACCTGAAGCCTGACGACATCCAAAAGAACATCGCAGCGTTGAAGAAAGGCCTGTCGTCCAAGAAGGACATCGACAAGGACGCCCTGACGGGCCTGGTCACCGCCTTACAAGGTCTTTACAAGGCCGACGGCAACAAGACCAAGTTCGTCCACAAGGAGCGATACGAAAAGGTGGTGACCAAGACGGTGGGCGAGATGTTCGATGAGGTCCGGACAGGTCCGGACCCATTCCTACCCGCCTCAGGCAAGGGCTTGGGAGAAGAGTTGACGGCCTTGTGCGACTCAGTCAACAAAGGCTCTAAACAGCGCAAGGTGGTTTCTTTCGGCAAGATGTTCAGCGTCTTCGCTCTGCGTGCGGTGTCGTCGTTGCACTCGGCGTTCGATGAAGTTCAGGTCTTCTTCTATAACATCAACGAACAGGCCGGACCTGTTTCCAACCATGCCATCGCCGAGTTTCCGATCAAGATCGACGACTTCATGTCGCAGTTCACTGACATGGTCAAGGAACGTGGCAGCGACCGCGTCAAGCTAGAAGACTTCATGGCACTCATCGTCGATGTCCAGTTCACTGACCCACGAGCCATCGGCTACGGTTTTAGCGACCTGTACCAACCCTGGAAGAAAGGCGACGAGCCACAGTTGAAGAAGGGAAAGGACTCTGAGGGCCAATTCGAGAGTCGCCATGCCGATTACATCAAAAAATATGGGCCTTTCCGGCAGCCGCAGATCGAGATGTACGTCGAAATGTCGCACGAGAAGGTGTCCGATGACGGCGACAATGACATCCTGCAGATGATGAGCTATTCGGCCGTCGATGCGGCCTCTCAACCCATCCGGACGTCACAAGGTAAGGCGACTCGCAAGATCATGCGGTTCCATGTCTACGACAAGCAGACGTCTCCTTACCGGACGGCGGCTCAGTTGCTGCGTTCCGAAGACAATGATGGCTTCATCCACCTCAATCAGAACGTCGACTCCTACGCGGCGACCTACCACCAGCCTGCGGGTGCTACCCTGCAAGCGATCAGTGCAGCAACCAAGGCCAAGTTCAAGGCCGATAAAAATTCTGGCGTCATTTCTGTGACTGAGCTGGGCTCATTTGGGACTAACCAACAGATCAAGGATGTCATCTCCAAGACAGTGCCCACCATTCGGTTTGGTGCCAACGGCTCGACGATCACTTCTGTCAACGTGACGTCTAAGGCCAACCCGCTGGTCGGGACTCGTAACTTGCTCAATTCACAGGCCAAGCGCAACACGGCGCACCCCAACGGTTCAGGCGACCTGGGCATCCCGCTGCGCGTCATCCCGGCCCAACTGACCATGACAACGAAGGGTTGTCCGTTGGCGACGATGGCTCAGCAGTACTTCATCGATTTTCAGACCGGGACCACCCTCGATAACCTCTACATCCTGACCCACCTGAGCCACAACTTCAGTCCAGGTAAGTTTGAGACACAGTGGACATTCGCCTACTCAGACGGCTACGGCGTCTTCGAGGGCGCGCCCAACGTGGTTGACCAACTGGCCCAACTATCGACTAACATGGCTGCGACCACTTGAGATGTAGAGGTGGGCCGGCAGGCAGTATGATGAAGGGGTGCCCCGCTTCTGCATCGATCGCCGGTTGATCGGCACCAAGGAACACCTGGTCGCTGACGACAATTCCTTTGGGTGGGCCTCCCGGCTGCCCAAGGACACTTGGCACCTGTCGGGCCAGACAAAGGATGACAGCGACTGGTGCCTAGATACTGCCTTGCGCTTGGGAGGTAACGTGCCGCATCTGTTGCCGCCGGCGTCCTTCGTCAAGGAGATGTCACTATTGATGGGTGACCATTCCGTGCCGTGGCAACGAGTGATGCCGCGTTGGGCCCACCTTGCCTTCACGAAAAGACTGACAAGTGAGGTGGCTGTGGCCATGGCCACAGCCCCGCTCGATTATTACAGGACGGTCTGGGTGCCCGGAAACGGCATCTTCCGGTCACTGAACAGGTGCAGGGTTGATGCAGGGACCTGGCAGCGGCTAGTGGACGTGGGAGAGGGTAACGTTGCCGCGACGCGGTCATTTCAACCTGACGATGACGGCCTGGCCCGTGAGGTCGACTACGACCGATTTCGAACCTTGACGGGTCGATTGACGGTCAGGTCGGGCCCGCAGATCCTAACGCTGAAGAAGAAGCATCGCAGCCTGATGCGATCTGCCTTTGGTGAACGTGGCAGCATTGTCGCTCTCGACTTTGCGGCCTTGGAGGCACGCATCCTGCTCTATGAACACGGAAGGCGTTGTGAAGAAGTTGACCTCTACGGGACAATCGCAGGCGAGATTGGTCACGACAGGAATGCGGTGAAGACTGCTGTTCTCAGCCTGTTGTACGGTAGCAGCAAGTGGGCCTTGGGTCAGCGGCTCGGAATCTCAGGTCCCGAACTTGATGCATTCATCAGCACGGTACAGGCGTACTTCAACACCAAGGAGTTGTTGGCCCGCATTAAGGCCCAGTTCGTGGCGACGGGAAAGATCAGCAACCGTTACGGTCGCCCAGTCGAAGTCGACGAGCCGTTGGATCACATCTTCATCGCCTACTACGGTCAGTCTACGGGCGTTGACGTGACGATGCTCGGTTTCAGGCAGGTGGTCGACCGACTTGCGACTGAGGCACCTCGTGTTCGGCCTGTTTTCCTGCTGCACGATGCGATCATCTTGGACGTTCACGAGGACGATATGCCAGCAGTCGCAGCCATCACCCATGTGAAAGTGCCAGGATACGTACAAAAGTTCATTCTGCGCCTTGAGAAGGTGAGCAGTTGAACAGTCGCACCGTTACAAGGTAGCTTCTGTCAAGCGACAATAGCCCGGAGGCAGAAGAGACATGCTGACGCCCGAAGAGATCGAAAGGAACTGGAACAAATTCGAGAGCCTATGCGGAAAGCTGGGTGATCGGACGACAGCAGTCAAGGGACTGCTCGAGGAAATGGACGAGCGCTTGGCGACGTGCCCGGCCTCCGCCCGTCTTGAATACCACGGTGCCTTTCCAGGTGGCCTGGTCGACCACAGCCTGCGGGTCCTCAACCGCTTGGTCTCACTTAACTCGGCCTTCGGTTGGAACCTGTCCAAGCAGAGCATGATCCTATCGGCTCTGTTTCACGATGTGGGCAAGGTGGGCCTGCCGGGCAAGGATCGCGGCCTTGACTTCTATGTCGAGCAGAGCGACAGCTGGAAGCGCTCCAAGGGTGAGGTCTACGCTTACAACAACGACCTGCAGTACCTGACGACACCTGATCGCAGCGTTTTCATCATGCAACACTACGGTGTCAAGCTGACGGCGGAGGAGTGGCTGGCGATCCGCTGCAATGACGGCTTCGTCTGGGAACCCAACAGGGCATATTGCCTAAAGGTGTCGCCTCTCGTCTACGGCGTGATGACGGCTGATTACGTATCGACGATGGATGAGAAGGGCTCCAACGTCTGGCCGGCCGAAAAGGAATGACCACGAACTAAGTGGATCGCATCCAAGCCTCGCGGCGGCATACTTACTGGCATGAGCAAGGAATTGCTCGCTACCTACATTAGGCTAGCGGTGCGAGAATCACAGGCGCGGGTTCCGAACCAGCTCCTACCAGTGGACGGCGGCGAAGAAGCGGGCAACGAGTCAGACGAACCTTCAGAAGAAGGTTTCAACGAGTTCTGTGGCGTTGGCGGAGGGGCAGTGATGGGACACACGGGACCCTTGGGTGGGCAGCGGAAGTCGCAACAGAGGTAGTGATGAGGGCCCGGCAGGCAGAACGCAGCCGGGCCTTTTCTTCACTTCGATTGAACAACAGAAGGCGAGGAGATAGGATTGGCCAAGCCGCAATGCTGCGGTGAGAGTGATCCCGTTTCCAGAGGACAGAGGACAGAGGAACATGGCAATCAACTTGGATGCGATCAGGAAGCGTGTGGCTGAGATGACTGGGCAGCGGAGGACGTCCAACGTTCAGCTCTGGAAGCCCGGCCCGGGCGAGCACTTGGTTCGAATCATCCCGTGGAAGCCGTCGCAGGTGGTCGACGGAATGCCTTTCATTGAAAGGAAGTTTTACTACCTCGGCGACAATCCGAGGTTCCTGTGCCCGTCACAGTTCGGCAAGCCCGACCCGGTCTATGACCTGATCCGTAAGCTCTATTCGACGAAGAACCAAGAAGACCGCGAGCTGGCCAAGAAGTTGAAGTCGAAGCTTGCAGCTTATGCTGCAGTGGTTGTCCGCGGAGAGGAAGACAAGGACGTACAGGTCCTGTCTCTCAACACCTTCCAGGAGCAGCGGCTGCTGTCACTCTTCATGAAGGCATCGATCGGTGACTTCACCGACCCGCTCGACGGCTTTGACCTGGAGATCATCATCGCCCCGTCGCCCAAGAAATTCCTGGGCAAGACCGTCATGGACTGGACCTTCGACGTGGCGCGGAAGCAGACCAAATTGCACGATGATCCGAAGATCATGCAGAAGTGGCTCGACAACCTGCCCAACGTTGACGACATGCTGGCTCACAGCGTCAAGTCGGAGAAGGAGATCGAGCAGATCCTCAACGTCTGGCTCGCTGGTGGTGCCGATGAAAGCGGCAACAAGGATGAAGGCTCGGGCCGCGGCGGTGAGTCAGGCAAGAAGGACGCACTTGATGCCCTGGCTGAGGACATCAAAGGCAAGGCTGTCGAGAAGCCCGTCGAGAAGACAGAGGAACCTGCCCGGAAGCAGCGAGCAAAGAAGCCCGTTGCTGATGCCGACCTGGACGCGGCACCTGTTCAGAAAAAGTCTCTCGATGATGCCTTCAACGAGCTGATGGAAGAAGGCGACGAGTGAGCTGAACACGCTCACCTGACGCAATGACGCGGCACGGGGTAAATTCCGTGCCGCGTTGCTATGTGCTGTCTGCGTTCTGTGACTTCAAAAGTTGAACACTGTCAGCACGTGGATTGAGATAACTGCACTACCGCAGAACGCGAGAGGACAAGAATGGCTAGGAAGCAGCAAGCAGATGCGCCTGTCAAACAGAAGACCGGTGCTCCGGACGAGATCGACGAGTTGACCTCGTCCCTCATCAAGGACATCAACAAGGAGTTCGGGGTACGGGTCGCCTACAACCTGGCCGAGACCGAGGCGCCGACCGCTGTCAAGAGATGGCTGGACACGGGTTCCATCCAGCTCAACTACGCGATTCGAAACGCGGCCGGGGGAGGCTATCCGGAAGGCAGGATCATCGAGATCGCAGGTCCTCCCTCGATCGGCAAGTCGCACCTGGCCTACCACGCCGCGGCCATCGTTCAGGCGATGGGTGGCATTGTCGTCTACATCGACACTGAGAACGCGACGCCCATCGACAAGTTGAGCAAGATGGGCATCAACATCCGCAAAGGCTTCGTCTACATCGATGAACACTGCACCGAGAATGTCTTCAAGATCATCGAGGAGGTCGTCACGAAGGCCAAGACGCTCCTCGGGACCAAGGACGTGCCCGTCTTGGCCATTTGGGATTCCGTCGCCGCGACGAGTCCCAAGGCGGAACTCGAAGGCGAGTACGACAAGGACACCATCGGCCTGCAGGCTCGCACCATCAGCAAGGGAATGAGAAAGATCACAGGTGTCATCGGTCAGAACAACGTCACGCTGCTGTGCCTCAACCAGTTGAAGACGGCGATCGGCGTCACCTACGGTGACCCTGATGTCAGCCCAGGTGGCAAGGCCATCCCGTACCACGCCACGATCCGCCTACGTCTGACGTCGGGCACTCAGGTCAAGGACGCCAAGGGGAACATCATCGGCATCCACGTCATCATGACGATCAAGAAGAACAAGGTGGCACCGCCCTTCCGAAAGCACGAGTTCGACATCATCTTCGGCAAGGGTATCGTTGAACACGAGTACATCTTCGATGAGGTCAGGTCGTACTGCGCTACCAATGACGTCTTCATCCCGTACGGCGATGGCAAGATTCTGAAACTTAACATCTCCGGGACTTCTGCCTGGCGTCTGCTGGAAGTGACCGACAAGGACACGGGAGAGAGCATCATTGAGAAGAAGTTCTACAAGAGCGACTTCGGCAAGATCATGAACGACCCGCAGTACAAGCCCTTCGTCGACAAGATCATCGAGGCTGCCTACACCACTGTCTCGGGGGACGCTGTCTCACACACTGAAGGTGAGTCGCCCACGACGGACGATGATGCCGCATCGGAGGCCACATGAGCAGCATCATCGTCTCCCTGAAGAAAGCACGTCCTGACGTTCCAGATCCGGTCTATGCGACGGCCGGCGCGGCGGGTTGTGATGTTCACGCAGACGAAGACGTCTGGATTCCGGTGGGCGGTCGAAGGCTGGTGTCGACCGGACTGTACGTACAGTTGCCTCCCGGTTACGAGTGTCAGGTCCGTCCCCGTTCGGGCCTGGCATTCAAAGAGGGCATCACTGTCCTCAATTCCCCCGGGACGATCGACGAGGACTACCGGGGTGAACTCAAGGTCCTCCTCTTCAACACCAACCTTGTGATGAGTGAAGGTGAGTCAGGCTCGAGCTTCCATGTCACCAAAGGCATGCGGATCGCTCAACTGGTCTTTGCTCCGGTCACCCGAGCCCAGTTTCAACTCGTCAACGAACTGACGGGCACCGCACGCGGTTCAGGCGGGTACGGTTCAACAGGAATCCGCTAACAATACAACGACATCACACGGTGTATGGTTGCCTCATGCTACGAGGCGCCAAGCAATTTCTCGACCTGTGTACGGAACGCTTTCCGTCGCCCAGGTCGTGCCAACACCACAGCCTGACTGTCAAGGACGGCTTCCTGATCCTGACCCTGATGCAGGGCGAAACCTGGATGTCATTCAACCTCAGTGAGGTCGACCTGGAACTTCCTGCAGAGACCCTCGTCGATGAACTCGCGGTGTGGGTTGCGCTGGAGGCTGAGGAACGGGCAGCCCAGAAGAACGGGGAGGCCCGACCTACGCCGTCGCCCAACGAGACGGCCTAGCCTCCCACCTTTCGCGTCCGGGTCAACTCTTCATCGCTTGGGACCCGTGACTTTTCTGCGGCGCGCGCAGCAATCGCCTTGGGCACTCGCGCCGCAGTCCTCGCACTCTTGTCTGCTGGCTTTTCCTCTTCGCCAGCCGACTTTCGCTTCGTCTTAGCAAAGCTGTCGACGCTGTCACCACGCCTGGGGGCAACGACAGCCTGTGGACGTGCGGCGGCGGCACGTCGCAACTCGCGTTCTGGGGCGTAGTGTTGCCTGTCGACGTCTTCGGTGAACCCGTAGTCGAGCAATACGATCCGTCCGTCAGGCGTCTTGCCCCAGTGGTCGATGACGCTCTTGAATGGGCTGTTCAGTTGGTCGACCAGGTCGCCCAACAACAGACGATTGCTGTGGGCCGTAGCCACGACGGCCTTGGCAAAGTCTGATGCATTGTCGACGTCATGCAACTTGAGGCCTTCGTAGACCTGCTTACCGAAGTCCTTCCAACTGACGCCCGCCAGTTCTTCGAACTCTTTCTCGCTGGTGACCGGTTTTACCAGGTCGGCGACGAGCCACTTGTCTCGCTCGTCTGCTGCATAGATCTTGGCGATGATGCGCTTGGTGGCTGGGTTGGTGTAGACGTCAAGCTCGGCCTCGTTCTGTCCGATGCCCTTGTTGTTGAGAGCGATCTTCAGGGCATAGCGCCCGCTCATCAGGTAGGCAGCACGGGAAGACCCCGTTCCCAGCTTGTCAAGGTACTTGCCCGCGTAGTCGTGCATGTCATTGATGTCATCAAGCGATTTGAATCGCTTGAGGTCGAAGGTCTCGCCTCCAGGAGTCTTCCTCGACCTGATCTTTTCGATGACGAGTGACATGTATTCCCTCAACAATCGCTCACTCATGGGTGGTAAGTAGGCACGTGTACTGCTTCTGTTCGATGGAGTAGCATTTGCAGTATGTCTGAACTCCTCGTTTCTCCCACCAACAATCCCGATCTTCGAGTGCTGTGGCTGTCTCAGGACCGTCAGTACCGCATCATTGCTCGCGGAGACAGCTTTGTTGTCCACGTTTGGACGCCCGATCACGTACAAGACTCGTTGCCTGTAGAAGTGGAACGTCAATTTATCAATGAGCTTTCGGGAGGAAGTTGGCAACCAGGCGATTGGGAAGAGACTGCTCGAGCGCTTGGCGGTTGGGTTCGTCACCTGCGCGCGCAAATCGATGCAAGCAAGCGCAAGGCAGACGAGGAACAACAGGCACGAGAGCATCAGCGTCTTTTGGACGACTATAACGCTGGAAACATCAATCCGTTCACTTCACATCGTCAGTAGTCGTCAAAACAGATGGTGGGCGTCGCGAGGCGTTGCAGTGTCTTGTCAAGATCCTGGGACGATGATCGCAGGATCGAACTGCAACGCCTCGCTTTCCCATACTGTCACCACTCTGTAACCCAATGAACGTGCCGCTGCTCGCTTGTTTTCATCGCGGTCCCATACTTCTTGTGCGGTGATGCCGCGGTGGGCATCGAAGTACGAGGCTTCGTACAGGCGCGGGCTGAGGTGCCAGTAGTCGCCATTTACTTCGACGAATGTTTTCAGTGATGGCACGTAAGCGTCGAAGACGTAAGTCGTGTCGTCAACCGTCAGCCACCGCGAGTGTTGAGCGTCATGAAAAACAGCAAGGATCTGCTCGAAGATTCGCTTTTCGAGCTTGCTGCGCATCACTGAACCATCTCCATAGGAGAACTTACCTTCGGCCCACATGCGCTTGGTGTGTGTAGCAATTTTCTGTTTTTGTTCTTGAGTACGTTTGATGCCAAATTGAGACGGCACACCACCACAGTCAAAAAAAGTTCGTTTAGCATCACGCATTTTTTGTCGTGATTCTTCTGACATATGCCTTCCACGCATCGGAGCATACAACTTCATCCATTCAGAGTGACGCTGTGAGTGAAGCTTGAAGTAACCGTTGTCTCGTTTGGTCTGTGCGGCCTTCTGCATGGCCTCGGCGTGTCCTTCTTTGGACCAAGTGCCACGCTCGAAACGTGTCCGGCTTGCTTCACTGATCTTTTGCTTCGTCTCTTCGGTGTGGTGCTTACCTTTATTGCTAGCAGCGATCTTGGCATTCCACTCGGGCGTGCGTGGATTGGGTTTGCCCCTGCGTTTGGACGCGCCTTTGGCGCCTGTACTGGCAAGTACTCGCAAGGCGCATTCTTTATACTTGTCGCCGAGGCCATCACGAAGGGTCTTGGTGATTTTGTTACGTGACAGATCGTATTTCTGCATCAGTTCTGGGATGCTAGTCCCACTTCGGAACAGCGAGCACATCTCATCAACTGTTTCTTCGGAGAGGTTGATCTTGGCAGGCATGAGTAGATAGTATAAGGTACGTGCTATGACAACGGAAGAAAAAGTACAAAGGCCTGTAGTTATTGTGGATGCGCTCAATCTTTTTGTCAGGAGCTACTGCGCCTACCCGACCATGTCAGCACATGGCTATCAGATGGGTGGTTGCATCGGCTTTCTGAAGACGCTACGTAGGATCACCTACGAGGTTCAGCCGTCGGCAATCTACGTGTGTTGGGAAGGTGGTGGCTCGTCTCGCCGCCGGAAGTTGCTGCCTGAGTATAAGTTGGGCCGTGCGCCTGATCGATTGAATCGATTTTATGGTGATGATCTCCCAGATTCAGAGGAGAACCGCAAGCACCAGATCGAGACGCTGATCCAGATGACGCGGTGTACACCCGTTTGCCAGCTGTACGCCCCCGATTGTGAGGGAGATGATCTAGTTGCCCACTTGTGTTGTGGTCCAATGCGTAGCGTGGACAAGGTCATCGTTTCGTCTGACAAGGACCTGTACCAGTTGCTGGACGACAAGGCCCGCCTCTACAGTCTTCAGAAGAAGACCTTCGTCACTAAGGAAACAGTGATGGAAGAGTTCCGTGTCCAAGCGAAGCACTTTGCCCTTGCCAAGGCGTTGTGCGGTGATCCAGGCGACAACGTGCCTGGTGTCAAGGGCGTTGGCTTCCGGACTGTCGCCCGCGTGTTTCCGTTCTTGGGAACCGAGCAGGACGTCATCTTGCAGGACGTCATCAGCTACGCTCACGCTCACGTTGACGAATCGCGGCTATACAAGCGCATCCTAGAACACGAGGTCGCTGTCAGGCGTAACTGGCGTTTGGTTTACCTCGACGGCAGCATGATTTCGGCACATCAACGGCTGGTTATCGACCAGAGGATCAAGGACTTCGTCCCACGAATGGATCGAGTCGGCATGATTCGCGTCCTTGTCAGGGAGGGGATCGGCGACTTTGATACTGAAGACTTTTTCTCTACGTTCCGCTGCATCACCGGCCTACAGGTGAAGACCAGCGACTGAAGTAATACAGTGCGCTGCCGCTTGCCGGTAGTAGAACATAGGCCCTTGTTGGACCTAAGATAGGTATCCATGAGCGAAACGAACACACGATCATCTGTGACCTTTGGGCAGTACGGCAAGAGTTTCCAAGAGAAGATCGTTCAGGCCTTGTTGTCTGATAGGACCTGGGCCGAACAGATGCTGGAGGTCTTCGACGTCAATTACCTCGAGCCCAAGTACTTGTCATTCCTGGCTGAACGCTATTTTGGTCATGCTAAGAAGTACAAGGTCTTTCCATCGCTGCAACTGTTGGCTACGATCATCCGCGAGGACCTGAAGGTGGGCACTGATGCCATCCTTCGAGAACAGATTGTCGAGTACCTGTCTCGCATGAAGATGAGTCCGGACTCGGGTGACCTGGCCTACGTCAAGGAGAAATCGCTCGACTTCTGTCGTAAGCAGGCCTTGAAGGCTGCCTTGACCCAGGCCGTCGATGACATGCAGGCCGAGAAATACGAACTGATCGTTGATGGCATCAAGAAGGCAGTGACGGTGGGCACCACTCCGGCGATGGGTCATGACTTCTTTGTTGACTACGAGTCACGTTTCACCCGTCTCCAGCGCAATGCCATCGCGACGGGCCTCGACGAGCTCGATCGTAAGGACATCCTCAATGGTGGTCTGGGCTCGGGTGAGATCGGCGTCATCGTTGCCCCTACCGGCGTGGGCAAGAGCCACTTTTTGACGTTCTTGGGGGCGAATGCCTTGCGCAATGGCGTCGACGTCCTTCACTACACGATGGAGCTGACGGAAGCAGCAGTGGGGCTGCGGTACGATTCCAATCTGTGCGACATGGACAGCAACCAAGTCATCGATAACAAGGACAAGGTGATGGACGCCTACAAGTCGATGAAGTTGGGGCGTCTCATCATCAAGGAGTTCCCGACCAATTCGGCGACCATCTACACCCTTCGTGCCCACATCGAGCGGCTAGACATCAGGGGCTTTCGTCCGGGCCTGATTGTCATTGACTACGCTGACATCATGCGATCGACCCGGCAGTACGACTCCTTGCGGCACGAGTTGAAGTTGATCTACGAGGAACTACGTGCTTTCGCGATGGAGAAGAAGCTTCCGATCTGGACTGCCTCCCAGTCCAACAAGGAAGGTTCCAATGCCGAGGTCGTCGACCTCGGCAACATGAGTGAGGCCTACGGCAAGGCGATGGTGGCTGATGTTGTTCTCAGCATCTCGAGGAAGTCGCACGAGAAGTCATCAGGCTTCGGCCGCCTCTATGTGGCCAAGAACCGGGCCGGTCGTGACGGTCTGGTGTACCCGGCCCGCATCGACACCGCCCGTAGCAAGTTCACCATCGCCGGCGCCGCTGGCGACATGCAGGAAGCGGTCAAGGAAGACGAGGACGCTACCAAGGCAGCCTTGCGTCGTAAGTTGAAGGAACTCAGGGATGATCAACTCTACAAGCGCCCCGAAGAGGAGAGCACTGAATCCGTGACCGGGCTGGTATAGTTATGAACCGCCCCGTGTTTCCCCGAGATGCATCGCTAGATGGATTTGGAGCCCGGCGGGCAAAGAAAGGCTGATTGATGCGATCGTACACCTACGATGAAGCGCACCGCGCTTCGCTCTCATACTTCAACGGTGATGAGTTGGCTGCCGACGTGTTCGCTGGCAAGTACGCCTTGCAGGACCTGGCAGGGAACATCTACGAGTCCACGCCTGAGGCCATGCACCGGCGCCTCGCCCATGAGTTCGCTCGCATTGAGGCTCGCTACCCAAATCCTCTGTCAGAAGATGAGATCTACGGTTACCTGTCGCGTTGGGAGATTGTCCCCCAAGGCGGTCCAATGTCAGCGATCGGTAATCAGTATCAGGTACAGTCGCTGTCCAATTGTTTCGTTGTCCAGGCCCCCTACGACTCGTACGGTGGCATCATGAAGACGGACCAGGAGGAGGCCCAGATCATGAAGCGTCGTGGAGGTGTAGGTTTCGACCTGTCGACTATTCGTCCGAAAGGATTGCCCGCTGCCAACGCCGCGAGGTCGACAGACGGCATTGGTGTTTTTATGGAACGTTACAGTAACACCTGTCGTGAGGTGGGCCAAGGTGGCCGGCGCGGGGCTCTGATGTTGACGCTCAGCGTTCACCATCCTGAAGTGTTGACATTCGCCAACATCAAGCGTGACCGCAAGAAGGTGACGGGGGCCAATGTCTCCATCCGGATGTCAGATGAGTTCATGCACGCGGTGCAGAAGGGTGAGAAGTACCATCAGCGTTTTCCGGTCGAGCCTGGCCTGGACAGCTACCTGGTCGAGCAATGGGTAGACGCTCGTGAGGTGTGGAACAACATCGTGGCCGCGATGCGAGACTGCAGTGAACCTGGTATGTTGTTCTGGGACACGGTGATCACCTGGGGTCCAGCTGACGCTTACGCCAGGTTCGGCTACGGTTCGGTCAGCACCAACCCATGTGGGGAGATCACGCTATCGCCCTATGACAGCTGCCGGTTGCTCTTCGCCAACCCGTGGAAGTTTGTCGTCGATCCCTTCTTGAAGAGTGCAAGCTTCGCTCGCGAGGCATACCGCAAGGCGTGCTATGTGGCTCAGAAGCTGATGGATGACCTGGTCGACCTGGAGCTGGAGGCAATCAGTCGCATCATCGAGAAGGTGAAGGCCGACCCAGAACCCGACGATGTCAAGCGTCCTGAGCTCGAGCTGTGGGAAAAGATCCGGAAGGCGGCCGTCAATGGTCGACGCACTGGTCTGGGCATTACTGCCTTGGGCGACACCATCGCCTCGATGGGTTTCAGGTACGGCAGCGATGAATCTGTCAAGCTGACGGACCTCATCTATCGTGATCTGACTGTGACCTCGTACCGGGCCTCTGTCGACATGGCCCGTGACCGTGGTCCATTCCCGATCTTTTCCCATGAGGTGGAGAGGGACCATCCGTTCATCGTGCGAGTGTTGGCGGATGACCCGCAGCTGCAAGCTGATTACGAGCAGTACGGTCGCCGCAACATTGCCAACACCACAACAGCACCAGTCGGCAGCGGTTCACTGATGACGCAGTCGACCTCTGGCTGCGAGCCGGTGGTCTTCATTAAGAGCCGGCGCAAGAAGAAGATCACGACGGCTGACAAGAATGCTCGTGTGGACGAGGTCGACATGATGGGCGACCAGTGGCAGTACTACGACCTGTTCCATCACGGCGTCAAGCAGTGGATGGAGGCTACGGGTGAGGACGACGTTACCAAGTCGCCCTATCACGGGTCGACGGTGGAGGAGATCGACCCGTTGCGTAAGGTCGCCATCCAGGCTGCTGCCCAGAAGTGGATCTGTCACAGCATCAGCAACACCACCAACCTTCCCAATGACGTCGACAATTCGACGGTGTCAGACCTGTGTTGGAGGGCCTGGGAGACGGGATGCAAGGGCGTCACCATCTACCGCATCGGCAGCCGCGATGCTGTCATCGTCAACGAGGGCGCAACTCGTGAGGACGATCAGCCATTGGTCATCATTGAGTCACACGCCCCCAAGCGTCCCAAGGTCGTCGAGTGCGACGTCCACCGCGTCAGCATCAAGGGTGACCAGTACCTGGTCCTGGTCGGCATGTTGAACGGTCGGCCATACGAACTGTTCGCAGGCCTCAGTGAGCACGTTGAGGTCCCCAAAAAGACCAAGAAGGCGCAGCTGATCAAGAACGGCAAGAAGGATGGCATCGCCACCTACAACCTGCGGATCCCGTTGGGTGACGACGATGAGATCCTCCTCAATGACGTTGTCGCACAATTTGACAACCCGGAGCACGGGGCCCTGACTCGTGTCATTTCAATGTCGCTTCGGCACGGTGTGCCGATGCAGTACGTCGTCGAACAGTTGAAGAAGGACAAGCACTCTGACCTGTGGAGCTTCTCAACTGTCATCGCGAGGGTTTTGAAGGGCTATATCCCGGATGGCGCCAAGTCAAGCACCGAGAAGAAGTGTCCGGAGTGTGACGGCGCCACTTTGGTCTACCAGAACGGCTGCATCTCCTGCCACGGCGGTACACTGCCCGACGGTTCGACCTGCACCTGGAGTAAGTGTGGCTGATACTTAGCCACATGAAGGTGCGGTTGGGTGACCTGCGATCACTGATCAAGGAAGAGTTCCTGCACGGAGTTCCTGAATGGCAGCTCCGGCAGGACACTGCCGAATTTGTCAATCGGATCAGAGACCGGATCACCGGCTACGTGCTGATCAACAAGAGCGATAATCTAGCAGATCGCAATGAAGCCATGCAGGCCATGAACGACGCCTGCGATGAGCTTGAAGAGAAGGTCTACGACGTCCTGGACAGTTCGCTGTTCTCATTTACTCGTAGGGTCTGAACACACCCCTTAGCACGGTATAGGGTCCTTCACTAGGCCCAGAGGATGGTTGGCTGCCCACCAGCAGCACCCAGAAAACTCGGGGCCACAGTATTGAGGAGCTATGGCCCAGATTCCTGTCTTTTTCACGCCTAGGATGGTCGCCGACTCACGCAGTGCTTCGCCCTCAGCTGCGAAACCCGCCAAGGTCGTCGAGTCCTGGCGGCGACAGTTTCCGATCGAGATCATCGAGCCGGAGCCTGTCACCGTTGAACAGCTGGCATTGGCCCACGATCCTGCCTTCGTTGAAGGGATCCTGGGTTGTCGAATCGATAATGGTTTCGACAACCGATCTGCCGAGGTCGCTGCTACACTGCCTTACACCTCAGGAGCGATGTTGGCCGCCGCACGCCACGCCCTGGCGACCCGTGGAGTCGCAGTTGCACCGGTGTCTGGCTTTCACCATGCCGGCTTCGCCTGGGCAGAGGGTTTCTGCACCTTCAACGGTCTGATGGTCACGGCCCATGTCCTGAAGAAGGAAGGCATCGAGCGGGTAGGCATCCTTGACCTTGATATGCACTACGGCAACGGGACTGACGGCATCATTCAACACGTTCGTTCGAACGCTTGGATCAAACACTTCACTGGCGGACAGCGTTATCAGGATGCTAGTCAGGTGTCGGCCTTCTTCGAGGAGCTTCCCAAGGTATTGGGCTGGTTGGCTGATTGCGACGTGGTCCTGTACCAGGCGGGCGCCGATCCCCACATCGATGACCCGTATGGCGGTTGGCTGACGACTGAAGAGTTGCGCCGCCGCGACGCAATGGTCTTCGATGGGATGAGGACGCGAGGCGTCCCAGTAGCCTGGGACCTAGCAGGCGGCTACCAGGTCGAACCCGATGGTTCCATTCCGAAGGTTCTGGAGATCCACGACAACACCATGCGCGAGTGCGTTCGCGTCTACGGAGCATGAAGATGGCATACAGTGCAAAGGTCCTGCGAGACAGCTTGAGCCCTGAGGGCGTCCGGTTGACGACCCTGGAGCTGACGTTCCCGAGGATTGTCCTCGCAGAATTTAACACCCACAGGGTGTTCTCCCGCAACAGCGCCTCCAGCCGGGCCATCCCGGTCGAGAAGATGATGCAGCGGGCCAAGGATGATCCGTTCATCCCCATCTACTGGGGCAAGAATCAGAAAGGGATGCAGGCCGAGGAAGAGCTGACTCTTGACGTGCAACATCTGGCAGCGGACGAGTGGTTGACGGCACGAGGCCACATGATGGCTTCAGCTGAAGAGATGCTGCGGTTGGGCATCCACAAGCAAATCACCAATCGGTTGCTCGAGCCTTGGTTGTGGCACACCGTCGTCGTCACGGCGACCGAGTACGACAATTGGGATGGCCTACGTATCAGCAAGGACGCCCAACCTGAGATCAAGCGTGCTGCCGAGATGGCCCTGGACGCTCGTGATCAGTCATGGCCTGTCCAACTGCAGTACGGTGACTGGCACCTGCCGTTGGTCGACGATGTCGAACAGCTGCTGGCCGAAGGCCTGACGATGCTCGATGTGATTAAGGTTTGCATCGGCCGGTGTGCTCGGGTCTCTTACTTGACCCACGACGGCAAGCGGGATCCCAAGGCTGACATCGAGCTGTCTGAACGCCTGTTGAAGAGCGGCCACATGAGCCCATTCGAACATGCAGCGACACCGATGACGCAGCTGGAGGCAGACAAGACGCTCAGCCGGATGACGCTGCACAATGTCATGGTCCCGTACTTGGCAGACATCAAACAGACGTTCAGTGGAAATTTTCGTGGGTGGGTTCAAGCGCGCAAGTTGATTCCTCATGAGGACAACTTCAAGGCTGCCCTGGGCACCATGCGTGACCTTGAGCTGCCTGTCGACGAGTGATAGGATTAGAGACTGGAGGGTGCTATGGAAAACGAGACTGACATCGAGAAGATCATCGATCGGTACGTGGTGGAGCGTCCGAACCGGAAGGAACCGGGCTATCTCCGCATGGACCTCCTGCTCAGGTTCGGTGCCTCAGACCTCGATGCAATCAAGGTGGGTGAACCCGGTGCGAGCGTCCGTAAGAGGAATGAGCTCGTCAGGAGCGTGTTTCGTGACTTCGCATGTGAAGTGGTCACCGCGGTGCACTACGCGAAAGTGCAGAAAGAGCAGTCGGTCTTGTCGGATCCTTCGAAGTAGCGCATAGCTATCCATGTCATGAACGTCTGCGAGTGGTGCGGTGAGCACAAGGCCAAGAAGCGATTCTGCAACCGCTCCTGTTCGAACGCATGGCAACACGCCAACGGAATTCGCCGCACCTACGTCAACGACAAGACGACATGGGAGTGGTGGGTTGAACGATACGGTGAGGAAGAAGCGCTGAGGCGGAAGGAGCTTCACCGACAGGCAACGTCGGTTGCGACCACGGGCGAGAACAATCCGATGCACGGGCGCCATGACCACGTGCACGGATTGAGGCGTATGCATGAGGTTCGACGAGGCAAGACGTGGGATCAGCTTTACGGCCTTGAAAGATCGGCACAACTTCGCGCTCGTCATTCTCAGATCCTCACCGGTGAAAACAATCCGGCGTACGGTCGAGTGTATGAGCGAGGTGGCAGATCTCACATCCAAGGGACGTACAGAGGCATCAGATTCAAGAGCTCGTACGAGCTGTCGTGGTTGGTCGAGGTCATGGCACGTGGTGAGCAGGTGAACGTGCCACAATCGGTGAAGTATGTCCTAGGTGGACGAAAGCGCACGTATCTGCCTGACTTCCAAATTGGTTCCACGGTGTACGAGATCAAACCTGCCGCGTTGGTGTCGCACCCGACCAACCTCGCCAAGTTCGAGGCGTGCAAAGCGTTCTGCAGTGAATGTGGGTTGCAATTTGAGATCGTGACCGAAAGTCACATCAAGCTACTGGCGATTGATGAGATCGCTGCACTGGAAGACGTCAACTGGAACGAAGGGTCAAAAGAGTATGTCGAAGAAACGCTGCAAAATCATTGTGTTCGAAGGCGGTGATCAGACGGGTAAGGAGACGCAGTCCAAGATGGCAGTTGAGGCCCTGCGACAGGCCGGCGCTCGGGTCGAGCGAATTGAGGCGCCTACCTCAGTCACTCGATGGACCCACCACCTGATCTACTGGATGCTGCGGACGGGTTGGGCCAAGCGCCTGCCGATCAGCTTTCAACTGGTCCAGACCCTCAACAAGCTGTCATTCCAGCTGTTCTATCTACCGGCGATCTCGGCGCGCAACGACGTGGTCGTCTTCGACCGGTGGGGCCTGTCATCCGTCATTTATGGCATTGCCACCGGCGTCAACCCGAGGTTGGTCCTGTGGTTCTACCGGTGGATCAAACCTGCCGATCTGACGATCGTCTTCACAGAGCGTTCGTACCGCCGGACGACCACCGAAGACGACTCCTACGAGAAGGACGGCGAGTTGCAGGCTCGGGTCCGTGCCATGTACCGTGATTGGGCTCTGATGCATCCGAACGACCATGCGTTGGTTGACAACGCTCGACCCATGGAAGAGGTTCATCGTGAGGTGATGGATCGCATCGTCATCCCGTGCCACACCTGTGGCGCGAGGATCGACGAACGCTGTGACGCTGGCCTTCACTCGTGAAACCGATCCTCCGTTGGGCCGGCAGCAAGCGCCAACTGGCTGAACAGATTCAGGCCGCTGCACCTGTCTCGTATGAGCGGTACTTCGAACCGTTTCTGGGAAGTGCAGCGGCCTTGTTAGCCTTGCCTGAGCACGAGTCGTTCGTCTCCGATAAGAATCCCGAGCTCATCAACTTCTACTGCCAGCTACGGGTTGACCAGAGTGCTGTACTGAAGGTGTACGACTCCTGGCCCAATGACAAGGAGTTCTACCTGCGACTGCGGGCTCGTGACCGTGAACCCGACTTTTCTGACGTCAATCTGGTGTGGCGGGCTGCTCGCTTTCTGTACCTCAACAAGGCGGGTTTCCAGGGTTTGTACCGCGTCAATTCTGCGGGCCATCACAACGTCCCGTATGGGCGGCCTAAAAACCTGAAAGTCGATCCGAAGAAGATTGCAGCTTTCACTGATGGGATCTCGCGGGTCAACATCAGATGCTGCGACTTCGATGAGCTGCTGGTAGACGTCCGGAGGGGCGACTTTGTTTACCTTGACTCCCCTTACGTGCCGATCAGCCCTACTTCAGGTTTTACAACCTACGCAGGCAGGTTCGGACCGGCTGAACACGTCAGGTTGCGGGACAGGTGCCTGCAAATAGACGCCGCCGGCGGGAAGTTCCTACAGTCAAATTCTGACTGTCCAGAGGTTCACAAACTATACGCAGGATTCAGGATCGACACCGTGCAGGTGCGTCGGTCCATCGCCTCCCGTGGTGTCTCCCGAAAGACAGTGTCTGAGGTCCTCATCCGGAACTACTGAGAGCCGACAATCGGGTACACGGGCGTCAGGCGTTGTAGGATGCGTTCATGGCAGAGATGAAGTTTCGAGACAGCGTCTGGCACCGCGTCGTACAGATCGTCCAAGAGGCAATGTTGACAGGCGTTGAATGTAGCGACCTGCTACGTCAGGTCAGGGTCGTTCCGGATGAGACAGATCCCAATCACTTGGTACTGTCGCCCGACTACGAGCGGCAGGTCAAGGACATGCACGAGAAGATGCTGAAGCAGGCCCGCGAAATGCAGGCAGCTGCATCCGTTGGCCCCAAGTTCATCATCCCTGGCGGTTCGAACTGAGGAACGTATGGAGCACAATGATCGTGGAGACAGACTGGTACAAATGTTCGACCAACAGGCTAGCTTCATGCGTCTGTTGCAGGAGAAGCGTGGTTTTCCGGACTTTCCGACTGATTTGGCCTCCAAGAGAGGCCAACAGTTCCTCAAGGACATTCGAAATCACATGATGGAGGAACTGTTCGAGGCCGGACAGCACCTCAAGAACGCAAAATCGCACCGAGCGACCGAGCTGCCTGATGTGGACCGTGAGGCATACTTGGAGGAACTGGTCGATGCCCTGCACCTCTACGTCGAGCTGGCGATCGCTAGCGGTATAACTCCTGATGAGCTATTTCAGGCTTACATGCGCAAGGGTCTCATCAACACGCAACGCATCAACGGTGGCTACTGATGAGTGAGTTGTCTGTCTGGTTGAAGGTCGACGGCCGTGAGGTCAAGGTCTGTTCGCTTGACAGAGACAGCGATGAGAAGTTCACGCCTCTGCAGATCGCCCAATTGACCGCCCTCGCTTCGAACGTGGTGGGTCGTCGCCTGGTGCACTATGGCACCAGCGCGTTTCCTGACAGGATTGAAGACATCGAACACGTGGGTGACAGGTTCCAACGCCTCCTGTACGACGATGGACAAAAAGTGCGTCCATAGCCTTCCCAAGTCCCTGGTCAGTGATTATCATTCTCACTGCTTGAGGCAGTACGGAAAGTGCCTCGGCAAAGGAGCGAGACTGCAATGTCTGTAAAGCGTGCTGGTTCACTGGTGACTCATGATGACATCTTCGGTTTGTTCTTTGGCTCAGGCCGGACTTATGACGCCTCGGCCCGGAGGACTCAGGCCCGTCGTGAGATTCTTCGTGAAGATGGCGGGACGCTAGAGGTCGACCTACCCGGGGTCAAGCCTGCCGATCTTGACGTCACCGTCGAAGGCAGCGTCGTTAAGGTCAAGTACACCCGTGGCCAAACGGGCGCTGCATTGTCGTGGCAGATCAGTGAGGCCTACGACATTGATGCCATCACTGCACGAATGGAACACGGTGTGTTGAGCCTTGACTTCCCGAAGACCAAGAAGGCCCGTGGTCGAAAGATCGAAGTCCTGGCGAAGTGAAGTGACAGGGCTGGTGCAAACCGGCCCATGACCGGCCTATAGTGGCGGTCATGAATGAGCGCAAGAAGTCAAGCGACGGTTCATTGGGTGGGCTGCTGAAGACCCTCTTTGGACAGAACCACGAACTGCCCAGCACGTTCACCTCGACCGAGGTGAACGTCGACGTGCTGCCGCCCAAACCCGTCACCTCTAGCGAACGTCATCCGTACAGGACGACGCTGGACGGTGAGTCGCTCATCCTCGACGTCGACTTGCCTGGAATCGCCCCTCAGGACGTCGTCCTGACCGTGACCTACAAGCAGGTCATCGTCAAGGGCGTGCGAGACAGCGTGAGCTTCACCCAGCGTTACACTCTGTCGGCAGACTTCGATCTGTCGACCGCGTCTGCAACGATGGCGAATGGACAGCTTCGCGTTCGTGTCGAGCGCCTGAAGCCGAGCGCGTTTGCACCCCGGCGGGTGCCCATCGACTATGTGACCCGTTAACACCCGCTCGCGATCCTTTCTCTTGCCTCGGAGGCCGAAACCATGGAATTTGACGTACAACAGCGAACTATCCTATACGTCCGTCACGGGAGCCACGCCTACGGGCTCAATGTCCCGACGTCTGACGAGGACTTCAAGGGTGTCTGTATCGCTCCCAAGGAGTACCACCTTGGATTTTTTCGCAACTTCGAGCAGCAGGAACACATGGGTTCCAAGTCTGACGGCGTCGACAGTGTCGTCTATGCCCTCGGCAAGTTCGCCAAGTTGGCAGCCGACTGCAACCCGAACATCATCGAGATCCTGCACGTCGGGGAGAGTTCCATCCTGCACATCGATGAGTTTGGTGAGGAACTGCGAGCCCATGCCAACGACTTCCTGTCGAAGAAGGCGAAGTTCACCTTCATGGGCTACGCCCATGCCCAGTTGAAACGCATCAAGACGCATCGCTCGTGGCTGCTGGCTCCACCCCTGGCCCCGCCGGCCCGCAAGGAGTTCGGTCTCAGCGAGACGACCAAGGTGACCGCCTCTGAGCTGGGTGCCTTCGATGCGGCGGTGGCAGAGGGCCTTGAGGTCGAGGTGTCGAAGGACATGTTGACCATCTTCACTCGGGAGAAGCAGTATCAGTCGGCCAAGCAGTGCTACGATCAGTACCTTCACTGGAAGAAGACGCGGAACCCGGCCCGTGCGGAACTGGAGGCCAAGTTCGGCTACGACACCAAACATGGGATGCACCTGATGCGCCTGGGGACGATGGCACTCGAGATCTTGGAGGATCACCGCGTGTATGTTGATCGCCGGGAGCGAGGCGACCGCGACTTCCTGCTCAACGTGCGCCATGGCGACCTTGCGTACGATGCCCTGATCGAGCGGATCAAGATTCTTGAGGCCCGGTGCGACGATCTCTACAAGACGTCGACCTTGCGTAAGGAACCCGATCGCGTCGCCCTCGACAGGCTGGTCGTCGGGATGACTGAACGGTACCTCAGCCTCTACGGGTGAGAAAAAGGCACGTGATGGCCGTAGTAGTCACCGGCCCCTGGCCCACGAATTGTCCGTGTGGCCTGGGTGGGCCACAAAAAGGCTCTTGAGGGGTTGAAAAGCGGTCTTGAGGCCGTGTACGGTCCTCGAGAGGTACGATGGCATTCTGTTGGAACAATGCAGGCTGCGGGCACAGTTGCGGGCGACAGGACGCTCACGGAGGCGACTGTGACTGCTACGAGAGCGACTGCAAGCACAGCTCGCGGTACAAACCGGCACCTGTGGTCCCTCCTGAACCGGCCGCGCCGCTGGCGACCTTCTATGCGGTTCGCTGCAACGGCAAGTACTACCACACGTATTCTCGAGCGGGAAGTACGGGCTGGCGAGACAAGGTGGAAGACGGCAAGGTGTGGACACGCAAGGGCCCGGCTCAGGCGATGGTCACCAAGCTGAGCTCGGTTCCTGTTGGACCTCGCCTGAACGCCCCTCAGCAACCTTCGGTGCCCGAGCTGATCGAGTTCATGGTCACCGAGGTGCGGGTCGTCGACCAGGCCGCTCGCGTCGCCGAGGCAAAGGCCAAGAAGGAGCGCGAGGACGCAGCACGCAAGGCCACCTACCGCGAGCACGAGATCGTACGTTGATCAGCGGTTGGGGTCAACAAAGGACGTACTACCCAGATTTCATCGTAGATGACACGAGAATGGTCGAGTGCAAACCTGCGACCCTTCAAGGTACAGCTGCTGTGAAGGCCAAGCCCAAGCTGCACAAGATTTTTACAAATCACGTGGGTGGTCGTACGAACTCACGGACGTTGTCGTAGTGTCTTGGCTGAACTCGAGGCCTCAGGCATTGTCAAGTTGACAGAAAGGACAAGGTTAAAACTCGATGCGAACTCTCTTTATCCTTCGCGGGCTTCCAGGCTCAGGTAAGAGCACCGTCGCTGCAGAGTTGATCCGCAAGGAGCCGAAGAGGTTCGTGCGGATCAACAGAGACGACTTGCGAGGAATGGCGGTGGGCCCGGGCAACAATCCACACGTGCGCGATGACAACCGTGAGGACCTGATGAGGGTCCTCAAGGAACAGGCAGTCCGCGAGGCGTTCAAGGCAGGCTACGACGTCATCCTGGACGACACTCACTTGGTGTCGATGACGGTCAAGAAGCTGCACCAACTGGCAGCCAGCATCGGCGACGTCACCGTCATCGAGAAGGGCATCAACATCGATGTGGAAACCTGCGTCAAGCGTGACGCTGCTCGCACCGGCTTCGCCCACGTCGGTGAGAAGGTGATCCGTGACATGGCGCGAGGGGCCGGTTTGGAGAAGGGCCGCAAGCTGAACGACAAGACCAACTACTACCCACCGCGCTGGGCTCCGACCGGTGCCGAAGGCACCTGCGCCGGCTTTGATCCTGACAGCAGGCTGCCCAAGGCCATCATGTGTGACCTGGACGGGACGCTGGCACTCATCGACGGGCGATCGCCCTATGATGCGACCGACTGCGACGTCAAGGACAAGCCGAACTGGCCTGTCATCCAGGCGGTCATGGCGATGCACAAGCAGGGGGTGAAGGTCATCTTCATGTCAGGCCGGGACGTCAAGTATCGTCCGGAGACGGTGCGCTTCATCGAGAAGTACTGCGTCTGCAACTGCGAACATTGCCTGGGTCGACACGAAGATCGGCTCGTGGCGCTGCCGGCGCCCATTCCGTACGAGCTGCACATGCGCGGTGAGCTCGACCTGACTCAAAACGACACCCGTAAGGACAACATCATCAAGGAGGAACTGTATGTTGCTCACGTCGCTGGCAAGTACAATGTCCTCTTCGTGTTGGACGATCGGGACCAGGTGGTCGACCAGTGGCGGACGATGGGCCTGACGTGTTTTCAGGTCGCACCAGGCGCGTTCTAGTGTCGCCTGACAACCGCAAACGAGTCCAGGAGGCGGTCAAGGAGGCGGGAGCCCACCTCGATGGGAAGCTCCCGCTCCATCCGGGTCTCAGCAAGCGTAATCCGTACGCTCACCTGTGGGAGCGCATCCAACATCACATGGGTAAGTCGTACAAGGACTGCGACGACTTGCAAGTAGATGAGGTTCTGATGTTGGTCCAACACTACCGCAGCAATCCGTGTTGAGCAATGCAATCTTGGCCCGAGCCGGACTAGACTGGCTTCAGAGGCCCAGGAGGTTCAGATGAATTCGATGCTCGGTATTCGTGACTACAGCGACTACAACTGGCGGGAGTACGAAGTCTGCGAAGCGGCCCAGGCCCCCAAGGCCTCGCACTACGCAGCCTGTGTCTTTGACACCGTCAACATTGACAGTGGGTGGAGTCACACCGAAGGTGGGGGCAGCTACCAGAGGCCCATCGTCCGCTATTACGCCTTTCCTTCGAAGGACGTCCTCGAGCAGTGGGTGGGCGAGGCGACACAGTCCAAGAAGAACTTCTTCATCTTCGCTGCGAAGATGGCCGAGGCCCAAGTCCAGATCCGAGTGGACGTAGGAGTGTCACTGTGAGCTTCCGAACCGCTTGTCGGCCCGCAACGAGGTTGCCAAGTGAATGACAGGACGCGAGGTGTGGTGGGCTTTGCTTTTTCACACGACATGACAGGCTTGTTGCTGATTCGCAAGCAGAAGCCCGCCTCGCAGGCCGGCAAGCTCAACGGCGTGGGTGGCAAGTTGGAGCTTGGTGAACAACCCATCGATGCCATGGTGAGGGAATTCCACGAGGAGACCGGACTGCAGACGTCGCCAGGTGACTGGCAGTTGTTTGCTGTCCTCGACAGTCCACAGTGGGAGGTCACCTTCTTCCGGGGCCGTTTCGACGATTCATTCCTGGAAAGCGCTGTTGGCGTTCAGTTGACCCACGAGCAGGTGGAGTACTGGTATGTCGATCGCCTTTCTGATCAGAACACGTTGAGGAACTTGCGTTGGCTGGTTCCTTTCTGCATGGACACCAGCTCGTATGAGCTGCCCCTACGTTTCAAGGAGATGAAGTGAACATCAAGCTGTCATACAACGCCTTCCTCGGCGACTGGGTCGACGACAGGGAGGGCGGCTTCGACCTGTGGTGGGAGCTCGGGTATTTCTTCGACGCTTCCAACGTGAGTCTGTCGGTGACGGGCGCAAGGGATCGTGCGGCCGATGTCTGGTTGCGTGTCGACGGCGGCGCCGACGTCCGTGGCAAGTGGAGCTGGACGGCCTACCATCCGGTGACAGGCGAGGTCTTCGCTGCGGGGCACCAGTTCAAGACGCCGGAAGAGGCCAAGGCCCGTTGCCTTGAGGTCATTAACGATCGCTTCTGCAACCGGGAACACCTGGATGTTGGGCCCTGCTCGAAGTGCTGGCCTGTGCAGAGTTCCCCGCCACGGTGATAGTTCTGTACACGGTACCGCGCGTGCGGTACGATCGGCTTATGCCGCACTACGCATGGGCCACCGATATCCATCTCGACTTTCTGCGGGATGACGACCAGCGCCTGGTCACCTTCGCAGAATCACTCATCAAGAACAATCCGACAGGCATCCTGTTGACAGGTGACCTGTCTGTCGCACCGAAACTGGTCTACCATCTGTCGGCGATCGAACGTGTCGCTCAGCGACCCGTCTACTTCGTCCTGGGTAACCATGACTACTTCGGGGGGCAGATCGACGAAGTCCGCAAGCGGATGAAGGAGCTGTCTCGGATGAGCTCCTTCCTACGCTACATGCCGACGATGCCGTACTACGGCCTGACGCCCACCACTGCTGTTGTGGGTCACGATGGCTGGTACGATGCTCACATCGGCGACTGGCAAGGCAGCAATTACCAGATGGTCGACTGGAAGGCGATTCACGACTTCCGTCAAGTCAACAGCAACAAGGCGACTATCGTCACTCAGGCTCGCAAGCTGGCACATGAAGGCGTGCTACACGTTCATGAAGGCATCAAGAGGGCAACGCGCTATCACAAAAACATCATTGTCCTGACGCACTATCCACCGTTTCGTGAGACGCACGTCCACGAAGGAAAAGTGGGTGATGAGCACGCGCAGCCTTGGTTCACGTCAAAGATGATGGGTGATATGCTGCTGGCGGCCTCACAGGCCTTCCCGAACCACACCTTCACCGTGCTGTGCGGTCACACCCACGGCAAGTTCGAAGGCAAGATCACCAACAACTTGAGGGTCCTGGTCGGTGGAGCCGAGTACGACAGGCCTGAGCTGCAGGGGCTGGTAGAGGTAGCGTGAAGGTCGTTGACCTCGCAGGCGGCTATGCCGCCTGCGGAGACTCGACCACACAAGAAGCCGTCGAGCTCGCCTTGGAACTGTGCGGTGGACAGGTGCCGCTGATCCACGCAGATCCTCCTTACGGCAACGTGTTGCCTGTGGGATGGGACAGGTGGGAAGGCACAGCGGCTGACTTTGCTCACTGGATGGTGCTATGGACCGACCTGTGGTCGCGTGCCTTGTTACCCAACGCAGCCTTCTACGTGTGGGGTGGCATCGGCACGCCGGGCTTCCGACCGTTCCTCAGGTACTTGATCGACGTAGAGTCGCAGACGAACCTGCGCCTTGCCAACTTGATCACCTGGAAAAAACGCCGCGCCTATGGAGTGCAACACAACTACCTGTTCACCCGAGAAGAATGCGCTTACCTGATCAACGGTCCCAACATCAAGAAGCCTCGGTGCTTTAACGTGCCGTTGCTGGAAGAGAAACGCGGCTATACAGGGTACGATGAGCGGTACCCGGCCAAGAGCGAGTTCTATCGTCGGGCCAACGTCTGGACAGACATCACAGAAGTGATGCGAGGCAAAGTACACGATGCCCAAAAGGCCCAACGCACTGCCGAGGTTCCGATCGAAGCACACACGAGGCCGGGAGAGTGGGTCATTGACCCGTTTGCGGGTTCAGGAACCACAGCACTTGCAGCTAGCAAGCTAGGCCGACGATTCCTTGTCTTTGAACGAGACGAGCAAGCCTTTGAAACCATGGTGCAACGCATTATTGTAAAAAGGCAGGCCTTTGAAGTAGGTTAAAGTCCGTGATGCGGATTCACATGGTCCCCGTGATGGGGACCAAGAGAGGTCTGATCGTGGAAGAAAACAAGCGTCCCCTCATCGGCAATCAACCCGTGGCTCCCCAGCAGGACACGCCCGAACGGCTCGAGGCAATGATGGCGGGATACGCCCGTCACGGCACCTTCGCCGAAGGTCGTAAGCAGCGCCTCGCTGACCTGATGCAGCGCCGAAGTGCCAAGAAGTGGTCTCCGGCGAAAAAGGCACAAATGGCCCGCCGGTACTTCGAGGCTGGCCAGGGTGCCGAACAGGCGATCGAACAGGTCGCCCTCCTGCGTGATCGCCTCCAGCAACTGGTGTCTCCGTGACGGAATCGTGCAAGCACCGCACTGTTCTCGAGATTCGCAAGAACGAGCTTGAGAAGCAACTTGCGGCAGTGGAGCCTCTGCGTGCAGAGCTCCTCGAGATCAACATGCTGTTGGCATCATACATGCAACAGTCACGCAATCAGTCGACCGTGGTCCGGACGATCGTTGAAGGGTGATCACGTGACCGATTCGATCAACTTCGAGAGGCGACCTCTGCCTTTTCGTCTCCTGGTCAGGATGTTCCGTGAACGCATCCTGACTGGGACGACGTGTCACCTGCTACGTGTGGCTTTCGACCATGGAGGCTACATCGCTGGAGGCTTTGGGACGTTGATGGCTCGGTGGTTCGTCCTGCAGGAAAGCAAGATCATCGGCAACCTGCATCACCGGGTACGAAGCCACCTAGATCTTCCGAAAGATCCCCGGCTCATGCCTCTCAACATGCCGCTGTGGCGGGTCAATCCTCGCTGCGGTGACATCGACGTCTGGTTTCCGGATGATGCATCCGCTCATGGCTTTCTGAGCGACCCGCGACGTCTCAAGATGATGGAGAGCAACGCGGTGTGGGCAGCCGAGACGGCGACGGGAACTGCAGTCGAGCATGTGGTCCCGAGAGACGTTCGGATCCAGGTGATCACTCGCTTTGTGATGCCAATCGAGGAACAACTGTCTCGCTTCGACATCTACAACGGGATGGTGGCCTTCACTGAGGACGAGCTTATCATCCCGGAGCACTGGGAGGCCCTCGAGAGGGGACAAGTCATCCATGTGTCGACCTGGAAGACCCCGTGGACCGTCAACCGCTTCTTCAAGTGGTTGCGGCACAAAGGTTACAAACACGTGACCCCTGCGACTGCTGATCACTTGGCCGAGGCAGCCATCGAGACGTTGCAGTGGTTCCAGGAACACCAGGCCGAGCTCTCGAGGGAGGACATGGATCAGGCTGTCAGCAAGAACACCATGTTGAAGCATGTTGCCTTGTACCCGACCAAGATCCAGAAGCTCCTCAAACCTATCATGTCGACCCTGACCGCCGAGCGGTTGCTGGAACTGTCGGCGATCTTTCATCCGGCTCCGGGCCACTACGACTTGGCAATGCAGGAGATTCGGAAGCGCATGCCCCTGTAGACACGAAAAAGGCCCATGTGAGCCTTAGGTTACCCCGTCGTCGGTCTCCCGATTATTCTAGTAGCCTTCGGGTGAGGGCCCCAAGCGGGCTAAGGTCATTGCATCCCAACCGTGCACATTGTGCCGCCTAGGTATACAGTCGGATAGGAGGAACCGCTCGTGCACCGTGCCCTTTTGCTCAATGCTGACTACACGCCTCTGCGCTTCATCAGTGACGTGGAGGCCGTCATCCACTTCTACAAGGGGACGGCTGAGGTCGTGTACGGGCTCGATGGCAAGCCGGCGGTTTGGAATGGCGAGTTCTTCCGGTCGCCCTCGACGGCTATCGAGGTGCCGGCGACCATGCGCCTGATCAATCGGATCAACAAGAAGTGGAAGCCACCGCGTTTCCGAAAGCGCGTGTTGTTCAACCGTGACAACTGGCGGTGCCAGTACTGCGGTACCAAGCTGACGGCTGCCACAGTCGAGCTCGAGCATGTGATGCCCTCTTCCCGAGGCGGCAAGACAACGTGGCATAACTGCGTCGCGGCATGTCATGCCTGCAACAAACGCAAGGCAAACAAGACGCCTGACGAGGCGGGCATGCCGCTGGCACGCAAGCCATCGGCGCCTTCGGCCACCCACTTCTGGGATGCCATGAAGTCCAGTCACTGGCACGATTCATGGGAGTCGTACATTCCGAAAGAAGACTGATGGCCTTCAGCTACGGGCGTCATGCCAGGCAGTGGGAGTCATTGTGGACAACGAGGCAGCGTCGCACGGCGAAGAAGCTGATGCGTAAATGGCGCCGACAACAATTGAAGAGGACGCTGACAGTTCCCAACCGATCAGAACCTGTGATCTACGATAACAGCGCCTAGCGCAATCTCAACACAGACAGAATGTCTGTGGTTGCCTGATGTCCAAACGGCGAGCGGGCGCCATAGTTACAGCTTCAGGAGCCCTCGCGTATGCACCTGAAGCTCAATTCCCTTCAAAAGCTGCTAGACAGGACGCTCGACGAGGAACGGCACGGGCAAGAGCTCAAGGCCGAGATCGGTCGAGTCCTGGGACCGGTCGTGGTGACGGAAGGACGGCTTCACGAAGTGGTTGCCGCTGCCAACGACCGCCTCGACGTGCTGACCCGGACGGGCCGAATCGACGCCTTAGAGTGGGAGTCTCGATTGACGCCTAAGTGGCTGGATCACCGTGATCCAGAGATCCGCAAGTTTGCTGCTCGTATCGTCCCGGAACGTTTCCTGTCCAGGGCTGCCAATGACAGGAGCCCTGAGGTTCGCGCCGCGGCCGCGGGTCGACTGTCTCTCAATGCAATTCGTGAGATGATCAAACGCTTCCCCAAGGATGATGGCCTGCGTGCCATCTTCCGGCAGAAGAAACTGCACGAGGCGGGCATCAAGAAGCCAGCCCAGCAGCCTATCGGTCACGATCCGACGAAGGACAAGGAACGTCTCGGCGACACAGTCCGGACGGGTCAAGGTCCTGAACTGACGGAGGCCTGGTACCAGGCACAGGCACAAAACCTGATGTACGAGTACGGGAAGAACATCGAGCATTCCTGGGAAGAGATTGCAGTACATCGCTACTGTGTCAGTCTCAGGGAGACGTCTGGTGTCGAGGTCGATGAGATGAAGCTGCTGAAAAACGTTCAGCGGCTCATCAAGGAGAAGGAAGATATGGCACTGAAGCGTGACGCCCTCAATGAGACTCTCACCTGGCTTAAAGGTCAGGCCGAGCATGAGCTCATTGAGGAGGGCATGATGCCCGAGTTTAAGGAGCAGGTCGACGAAGTCTGGACCCTCGTTGAGAGTCAGCTGACCCGCGATCAATACCTCGAGAGGGCCGCTCGGGTCTTCCAGATCAAGGAGAGCATCATGCCGCTGGGCATCAGGAAGTACCGCCTTGGCGAAGGCAATGCCAAGCAGACGCTGGTCCCCTGCGTCGGCTGGTTGCCTCACCACGGTAGCTTCCGGCCCGTCGATGAACGGGCCCTTGACGTCTTCTGTGAAAACTGGAATCGTCGGCAGGCACAGGCGGGCGAACCGATGCGTTTGGAGTGGACGGTACATCCGTCTGACCAAGGCAAGGTCGGCTTCACCTGCATCCTGAAGTGAAGGATCTCAACGATGAGGACGCTGGCTGAATGGATCCAGGTCGCAGCATCTGAGGAGGGCGGTGCACCCTCTGCGGGACCGCCTCCTGAGCTTGCCTACGACAACTCGTTGGCCAGCCACGCAGGCGTGCCTTATGCTGAGCTGTCACAGCTATTGGCTTCCTTGCGTTACCTGGCCATGTTGCACCAGACGCACCATTGGGTCGCCAAGGGAGACCAGTTCTACGGCGACCATGAACTGTTCTACAAGCTGTACGAGCGGACACTAGAAGACGCCGACGAGGTGGCTGAGAAGGCGGTGGGCCTGGGCAGCGAGCAGAACGTCACCTTGGTGACGCAGCTGCATCAAATGGTGAGACTCGCCCAGGATATGGACTCACCGCAGACCGTTCCACACACCAGTGAGCTCGCAAAGGCGTCGCTGAGTGCGGAACGCAATCTCTTGCAGTACGTTGACATGGCGTTGCAAAGCATGGATCAGAACGGCACCACCACGTCTGGTATCGAGAACTTGCTGCAATCAATTGCAGACAGACACGAGAAGCACGTTTACCTGTTGGGGCGCAAATGCGCTCAGAATGCGCTGGGAATGTGATCAAGATCACTGTTGGACAATTGCGTGGACTTCTCCGCGAGGAAGCGGAGACCTTGGACGCTCGCGAAACCGTGGTGCATTCGGTCGATGACTTCACAGGTGAGGTGACGTCATGGGTCGGCAACATTGAACGGATCCGAGTCGCCCTGCTCAGTGCTGGCATCGGTCGAGAAGATCGAAATGCGATTCTGGCCGACGAGAAGTACATTGAACCTGACATGGCCAAGAAACTGCGTCGTGCCGGTGTAGTCAGGTTGCGTCAGGATCCTGCTATGGCACCAGCTGCTGGCGTGCCTGGTGAACCTAGGGCCCCGCGCGCGCCTTCAAAGGCCAAGGAGACGTACAAGGTCTACCCGGGCGGTGGCCGCTACGGCGCTCCTGCTGTGGCTCGCGTCAAGAAGCAGCTCTACAAGTCTGGACCTGATACCCGGTTCAAGGGCGGTGAATACGCGACCATGACGCCAGACGGCAACAGGATGCGTGTCAAAAAGATGGATGATTCAGGCCACGAGCAGACGTGGGATCCGAGCGATGGCTGATCAGTACAATGATGATGGCATGGAACCGCAGTTTTGACACGTCATTTCGTCGTCCTCGGCCATGAAACCACACTTGTTGCAGGTCGCAGGTTCTGCGACCTGCACCTCCTGGATCACTGTCGACAGCGGATCACCGAACCGCTCATTGAGCGCCTTTTCGAGCTGTTGAACTGTGCCTTCGTCAAGTCGATGTGCCATGCCTGTAAGTAGGCGCCTGAACAGCTGACCGGTCGCGAGGTACATTCTAGGCAATGAAGAACGTCTTGGTGACCGGTGTTGCTGGCTTCCTAGGTTCACACCTGGCGCTGCATCACCTGCGCGCAGGTGACCGGGTCTGGGGTGTAGATGACTTTTGCTCGTCGAGTAGGGGTAGCGATCACTATCGAGAGCTGCTCTCGTACGATCATTTCACCTTCCTGACAGGAGACATCAGCACATTCGAAGGTGGGTGGAGACAAAGCATCAAGAGGGTCAAGTTCGATCTGATCTACAACTTCGCCTGTCCTGCTTCCCCTCCCAAGTACCAGGCGATGCCTGTTCACACCCTGATGACGTGCGTGGCGGGCACCAAGAATGTCCTGGAGCTGGCCGCCGCGGCGCGTGCCGTTGTCGTCCACGCCTCAACGTCTGAGGTCTATGGTGACCCCGACCAGTCACCGCAAGAAGAGAGTTACCGCGGCTACGTCAATTCGTATGGTCCTCGTGCCTGCTACGACGAAGGCAAGCGGGCAGCAGAGGCCCTGTGTTTCGACTTTTGGTCACATCGGTGGGCAGACGTTCGAACGGTCCGGATCTTCAACACCTACGGACCGCACATGGACCCCCGAGACGGCAGAGTCGTCAGCAATTTCATCTGTCAGGTACTCCGCGGTGAAAAGCTGACAATTTACGGTACTGGCGCACAGACCCGGTCATTTTGCTACGTTGATGACTTGATTCGTGGGATCGTGGCGATGGGTGAACTGTCAGCGAACCCCGGGGGACCCATCAACCTGGGAAATCCTGTCGAATTTACCGTCAAGGAGCTCGCAGATGAGGTCTGCAAGGTGGTAGACAAGGAAGTTGAGCTAGAGGTACTGCCGTTGCCAGTTGACGATCCACTTCAACGTCGTCCTGATATCACGAAGGCTAAAGAGATCTTGAAGTGGGAGCCTCGAGTGATGCTCGCCGAAGGTCTAAGTCATTCGATCAAGTATTTTAGAGAGATCGTCAAGTGAAAAATGTCAAAGAGATTGTGAGAAGCGTGCAGTGTGAAGGCAAGGTTGGTTAGATATTTAGGAGCATGAACGCTCCTGAGAATCTAACCCCCGTTGACATCGCATCATACGTCTCAGCGAGCGCGCTCGCTGCTACGAAGCTTATTGTCGCATTCAGGCCGTTCTGGGCCAAGATGCCAAGGTGGCTCTCGATCTCTCTTCCCGTACTTGTCCTTGACTTGCCTCTTGTTGCACAGTACTTTACTAGCGTCACGACTGGTGCTGGGCTGTTCACAGCCTTCGTAACGTCATTGGCGCTTGTCCTCCCGGGCGTGGCTGAAGCAGAGAAGAAAGATGGACAAAAGAATGAGGGAGCGTCACCGACTGACGTCGATGACTTGTGATCCACGAACGCTGCTGCGTAAACCGTTCGACAAGTCAAGCGATGAGACGTTAGCTCTCCTACACGAGTTGTAGCCGCTCAACTTGAATAGGCCCACGTCGGACCACGTCATTGTTGTCCTTAGGTGACGTCGTTATTGTAATGACGAAGGGTTGATTTGTCAGCGAGCACTATGACCTCTTGAACGCCGTCAAGAGATCTACGGGAATGGACTGATGGTGCAGTTTTCCCACTTCGGGTAGTACAATGTCACCTTGTGGGCGCCAAAAACCGTAACACTGCCAGGGCGAAGCAACAAGAACAGCTTGACGCATTTCGTACCAATATCACGGTCTGGTACCTCAATGAATGTCGATCTGCTGCTGAAATCCGTGAATTGCTTCTTGCTCGCGGTCTAGACTTGACTCTTGGCCAAGTCCACTACGCAATCCATCGCTTTGAGCTTAAGCGATCGCGAAATGCGCAGTCTGAGAAGCACCTTTCAGCGATCAGGAATCGGACGCATCCTGTCAAGTCGTGTAAACAATGTGGCGATGAATACACCCCGCAATCTGGGAATCAGATCTACTGTCACTCGTGCGCGCCGTCGCCGGTGTTTTGTAGACGCATCCAGCGTTACGGAATTGGTAAGAAGGAATATGACACGATTTCAAGTGAGCAATCGGATCGTTGTCCCCTGTGCGAAAATCTTCTGACAGAAGACAACATTGCAGTTGATCATGATCATGCGTCTGGTCAGATCCGTGGACTGCTTTGTAGACCGTGCAATCTGAAGCTTGCTGTCGTGGAGGATTCTAAATTTGTGGTGAACGCTCAAAAGTACCTGCAGTGTAGTAAGACCAAAAACTATGGTATCTTGAAACAAGAATGAGTCGAGCTCCGAACCGGTTTGTTGGCCTTCACAATCACACGATGTTCTCGAGTTTTGATGGACTCGGGTATCCTGATGATCACTTTAAGTTTTGCATGGAAAATGGACTCGACGCCCATGCCATCACTGAGCATGGGAACATGTCGAGTTATGCCCACGCGCAGTTGTGGGTCGAGGACTGGGCGAAGGCCAACAAGGACAAGCACTTCAAGTACATCCCGGGGGTGGAGGCCTACTACCACCCTGACCTCGAAGAGTGGCAACGCCACGTCGAGGCGGCCGAGCAGGCGAAGGCTGACAAGAAGGCGGCTGAGAAGCTGGCCAAGGAGCAGGAGAAGCTCGCAACGAAGGTCATTGCCATCGTCGACGGCAATGACGAGACCGAAGACATCGAGATGACCAACGCCCTCACCATCGAAAATGAGGACGAGACCAAGTCGACCAAACACTTCAATCCCATCAAGCGTCGGCACCATCTGGTCGTCCTGCCCAAGAACCAAAAAGGCCTGCTCAGCATCTTCGCTGCCTGCTCCAAGGCGTACCTCAAGGGCTTCTACGGTTTCCCCCGCATCGACTGGAAGGTGCTGCGTGAGGCAGGTAAAGAAGGCAACATCGTCGTCTCCTCCGCCTGCATCGGCGGGATGCCCGCCTATGCCGTCTTCCAAGAGCTCCAGAAGATCAAGTTCGATGACTTCTCGGAGAAGTTGCTCGACGACCCGCTGCTGCTCGAGAAGTGCATTGCGGGCATCGGCAACGTCTACGACCAGATGACCAGTGCGGTCGGTGTGGGCAACTACTACCTGGAGTTGCAGTTCAATCGGCTGCCCGCCCAGAACTTGGTCAACCGAGCCATCATCGAGTTCGCCCGTCGGGCTGGGACGACCAAGCAGCTAGTCGTCACCTGTGATGCTCACTACTACCATCCCGATCGCTGGAAGGACCGCGAGCTCTACAAGAAGCTCGGCTTCATGAACTACGCGGCCTACGATCCGGAGTCGCTGCCTAAGTCGAAGGACGACCTGAAGTGTGAGCTGTACCCGAAGAATGCCGCTCAGGTGTGGGATGAGTACCTGAAGTCAAAGGTGGGGACGTCGTTCTACGATGACGAGCTAGTGTGCGAGGCCATCGAGCGGACCCACGACATCGCACACCAGGTCATTGGGGAGGTTCCTCCTGACCGGTCACCCAAGTTTCCGACCAAGCTTCTGGTGCCCGAGGGGACCACACCCTTTAACCACCTGGTTGACCTGTGCAAGGTCGGCTTGACTAAGCGCGGGCTTCAGGACAAGCCAGAGTACGTTGCCCGCCTGAAGGAGGAACTGGGCGTCATCAAGGCGATGAAGAACGCGGTGTACTTCATCAGCTACCAGAAAATCATGGAGCTCGCGCGAAAAGTGTGCCTGGTGGGCCCTGCGCGCGGTTCGGGCGGCGGTTCGCTGGTCGCTTACGTCCTCTACATCACCGACCTCGACCCGTTGTTCTGGGATCTGCCTTTTGCCCGCTTCCTCAGCGTCTATAGGAAGGGCGCGCCAGACATCGACACCGATCTGGCCGATCGTGACAAGGTTCTGGCCCAGCTGCGTGACTTCTTCGGTTGGGAGAACGTTGTCCCCATCTCGAACTACAATACGTTCAAATTGAAAACCCTCGTGAAAGACATCGGGAAGTTCTACGGTGTTTCTTTCGAGGAGACCAACGCGGCCACTCGCACCGTCGAGGACGAGGTACGCAAGGCCACGACTAAGGAAGGCGACGACAAGAACCTGTTCGTCCTCACCTACGACGACGCGATGGCCTTTGTCTGCGCCAAGCGCCACGAGCCCAACGCTCGTCCCATTTGCTCGGGTTGCACCGACGAGTGCACGCAACCCGTCAGCCCGTCGTTTCGCGACTTCATCGACCGGAATCCGGTCGTCGCCGAGTCCATCAAGGTGCTCTTCAAGCAGAACAGGTCGCTGGGTCGCCACGCCGGTGGCGTGTTGATCGCCGACGACCTGCCCAGCAAGATGCCCCTGGTCACGTCAAAGGGGAAGGGCGACGTTCGTGAACCGCAGTCACCCTGGGTCGAGGGCGTGAACTACAAGCACCTGGAGAAGGTGGGCGAGTTCATCAAGTACGATCTCCTGGGCCTGGAGACGATGCGGCTCATCGAGCGAACCATCGAGCTCATCCTGATGAAGGAAGGCAATCCGACGCCCACCTTCGACCAGATCAAGGCCTGGTACGAAACGCACCTGGCGCCTAACGTCATCAACTTCGATGATCCCAAGCCCTATGAGGTCTACGCTCGGGGCCGCTGGGCTGGTATCTTCCAGTGCACCGGAACCGGCGCACAGCGTCTCTTCGTGAGGGCTCAACCCAAGAGCGTCATCGACATCGCGACCCTGACGTCGATCTACCGTCCAGGTCCTCTTGCCGCCAAGGTCGACAAGCTGTACCTCGAGGCGAAGAACGAAGGCAAGGAGATCGAATGGGGCGACAAGCGCATCAATGAAATCCTGAAGAAGACGTTCTCCTGTTTGACGGGGGATGCGAAAGTGATGACTGACTACGGTGAATTCACGATCAAGGAAATCGTTGATCAACAAATGGTCGGTGTCACGCTTCCTTCGTACAACGAGGAGACTGGCGAGCTCGAGCAGGATGAAATCGTTGCGGCGGTTTGCAATGGTGTGAAAGAAGTGATTGAGCTTGACACTGATGTAGGAGTCATCAAACTCACGGCAGACCATCTCGTCATGACGCAACGTGGATGGATCAAGGCCGGGCAGCTTACGCTTGATGACGAAATCCTCTCGATCAAGGACTATACTTATCTTTCAGGAGCAGCGCTGGAAGATGAGCAAACTAGAGAGGAAATGTCAGACGTGCAGAAAGACGTATTCGACAAGAAATGAACGTTCGGTTGCATGTAGCGTCAAGTGTTTGTCAGAATGGCGTCGACAAACGTACAAAGGTCGAAAGTTCACAGACGAGCACATCGCTAAGCTCAACGTTACCAAACTCCGTGAGAACGTCAGGAAAGAAGGGGAATTTCTGTGCGATGCGTGTGGCAAGGTTTTCACGTCAAACACATCGCTGCGATCGCATCGATCGTACTGTTCAGCGACTGAAGAACAGAAATCTATTGCGTGTACGATCTGTGGCAAAGTTTGCAAGCGTCAGCGTGGATTGACGTGGCACATGAAGTCACATGAGCCTGGCTTCTTTGAAGAGCACTCGCTGAAGATCAGCGCTGGTCTACGTAATCAACCTCCTCGTAAGCGAAATTCGAAAGCGGAATTGGCGTTCAAAACAAAGATGATTGAGGTGCATGGTGATAACGTCGTTCACAAGCATCGCATCGATGGCATCAATCATGAGTTTGATTTCTACGTTCCGATTGAGAATTTGCTCGTCGAATTTGACGGTGACTATTGGCACGGCAACCGTGCTAAACACGAATTGACGTCCAAGATGAAGCGACAGTATCGACTCGACGAATCATTCACTCGTGCTGCAGAGGCACGTGGTTACATGGTGAGGCGTGTTTGGGAATCTGAGGCCGTGAACTATCCACACAAATTGAGGACAATTTAGGCATGAAGATCGAGGACTTTGAGAAGGAATTGCTTACGTCATTTCAAAACTTCATCAACACAATGAAGTCACATGTTGAAGTGGGAAAGCGTGATGACCTCACGTACGCCGATTGGTTCGACACGTTCAGGGCTTATGAGGAAGTAGGCAATGACATGGAAGTCGAGTATCATGGACAACGTGTGTTGTCTGTTCACGGACCAGTTTGCCAACTATGCGCGTCGTCGTTGGCCACGAAGATCAACCCGTGTCGGGTCGTGTTGGATGCTGATGTATTGTCTCGCTCTATGTCGTCACACACTGGTCTCAGCAGTCCAACACAAACGTGCGTTGATTGTCACGAGAAATTTTGGACGTCAACGCCTGGCCGCGATATCTGTGCTGCGTGTTTCGCCTACCGTGAACAGGAGTGTGAATAATGAAGGATTACGTTGTTTGCTACACGCACCTGACGGGTGTGTTTTGCCTGCTCGAGCGTGAACGTCAACACGACTGGCATGCGTGTCCACATCATCCGTCACCTCTTGACCCACTGTGGGTAGAGAAGACAACTGCATGTTCCAACGTGATCAGGGTAGTTGACGAGGGTGAACGTCTGCAAACAGACCATCTTAACGAGAGAATTGTTCACGTCAAGATGATGCGTGATGGTGTGGAAGGCTTCTTTTCATCTACGGCTCTACAACCAGCTAAACGGGTCAAATACGTCTCTCGTCCCGGAGAGTGGTTCGATGAGGGGACCGAAGTGAAGCTCATCGATGACTATCGTGACAATGATGCGATGTTCTACAATCGTAACACGGGCTCGGGTCTTTTTGAGGGCTTGAAAGACGGCATGCTCGATCAAGAAGTGTGTTGCTTCGATGAGTTCGATATTGTCGAGGTGGACGATGCCTGACGTAGTTCCTGTCAAGATTCGCGCAATCAAGCGCGCTCCGGTGCAGCCCGTGTACGACATCCAGGTCAAGAAGAACCATAACTTCTTCGCAAATGGCCTTCTCGTGCACAACTGTATAATTTTTCAGGAGCAGGTGATGGAACTGGCCGAGAAGGTCGCCGGCTTCCCGAAGGAGAAGTGCGACGAGGTGCGTCGGGCCATCATGAAGCGCAGCATCTCGGGCGGCGAGGCGGCCAAGAAGGCCGCCCAGGAAACCCGAGACGGGTTCGTCAAAGGCTGCATCGCTAACGGTTACGCAGAGAGCGTCGCCAACAACCTGTACGACAAGATCCTTTTCTTCGCTGGTTACGGCTTCAACAAGTCGCACGCGGTAGCTTACGCCATCGACTCCTACTGGTGCGCCTGGCTACTGACGTACTACGAAGAACAGTGGCTGTCGGCATATCTGGAGTCGATGTCGCACAGTCCTGATCAACGAGCTAAGGCCTTCGGCGAGGCACGTGCATTGGGCTATCAGATCGTGCCCGTCGACGTGAGCTATGCGACTGTCAGCTGGCGCGTCCTTCCTGGCAAGAAGCTGATGCCTAGCATCACGTCGATCAAGGGCGTCGGTGATTCAGCGATCGAAGAACTCGAAGAGATGCGGCGCTCTGCTCGCCCACCGAAGACGATTGAGGAGCTCCTCTACAATGAGGACGGCACCTGGCGCCCGTCGAAGTTCAACCGCAAGGCCCTGGAGGCCCTCATCAAGGTGCGTGCCTTCGACAGCCTGAACTGCATCGGCCCCGACAAGGTCTTTAAGTCGTACCGACACATGTACGAGACCCTGTTGGGCAGCTACGAGGAGACGGTACCTGTCCGCAAGGGATCTGAGGAGACCAAGGTTCGTGTCAGGGACCACAATGCGCTCATCAAGCGCTCCACCAGGAAAGATCCACACGAGGGCCTCAAGAACTTCTATGCTCTGGCCCGAGGACTGGCCGAGCCTTATGGTGCCGAGTGGACCCAGCGTCAACTCGTTGAGTTCCAGGCTGAACTCTTCGGCACCGCCGATGTCACTATGATGTTCGATCCCTTCATCTTCGAGAGGTTGGACGAGAAAGACGTCAGAGCGATCGAGGACCTAGAGACGGGCCAGACTGACATCGTCTGGTTCGTTACCGTCCTGGCCGCTGGTAAGAAGGGCGCTGCCCCTTCTGCTGGCGTCAAGAAGAAGACGAAGAACGGTAAGGAATACGTTCAGGCCTATGTCACCGGTCCCATCGGCAAGCCCCTGCGTTTGACGCTGTGGGGTTGCAAGGAGCTGCCCGAACCGTTCAAGCTGTGCGTGGCGGAAGTTCGTCGTGACGAATACGGTCTGTCGACGGCCAAATTCAAGGTGAAGGTGATCGCATGAATGAAGAGGCAAAGCGCCCGTCACACTACGATGAAAAGATCGACCTGGAAATTGCCCGAGTCCTGCTGCCCAAAGTACTGCGGTGGCTCAAGTCGGGAGGAGGTGTGGATCCGACCGTCGAGGAGCAACATGACATTCTGGAACAGCTGACGAGCGCCTGTCGCTTTCACGACGACGGCTACGAGGTGGCCAAGGAGCTCGACAATCGCCACATGTGGGATTCAGACAGTTCGCTGGTCGGCGTGTTGGATGAGATCGTCAACCTGCGGCACCGTATCCATGAAAAGGTCGTTGAGGCATGGGTACAACAGCATGGGGTGGTCCCCCAATATTCCGTGGGCCAACGAGTGGCCTTCAAGCGGCAGCTGTGGGACAAGGAAGCGATCACCGGTGAGGTCACGGCCATCCGGGAGAAGACGGCACAGTATCTGGTCTTCTGCGAGTCCTTGGGACACGTTCGGAAGGGCCTCGGGTCGCACGGAACCTATGTGGCCTTCGAGGACGCGGAGGCGGCCTGATGTGTCAGGCGAAGACAGCAGTCGCTTGCCAGTCGTCTGGTAGCCGCAGAAGCCCAGAATCGCCCGGCCCGGCTGGGCGCGCCCCGTCTGGTGAGAAGACGACGTCTTGCCCTTGCCACTCGCCCACAAAGCCGCCTCGTTGGAAGGCCAACATTAGGGCGCGCCTCGCCTCCTCCGGGATGGGCATTCGCTCAATCCGGAAATCGACGACGGTGTCACCCGCGGGGTCGAGCTCGAGGTGTGGCATCTCTAGCACCAACCTGACGTACTCACGAAGCAATTGAGTGTCGCTCACGGCCTTAAATAGGTCACACGAAGGAGAGACGATGTCGACGATTCCCAAGTACACGTATGAGCAGTTGATCGAGAAGATGGTGAGAGCCAAGATCAAGTTGGAGGGTGCCCGCCGTCGCCATTCGGATCACTGCGTCACCGAGTACGATTCGGAGACCATGGCGCCCTGCAATTGTGGTGCTACAGATCTCAATGCAGCGCTCAACGAGGCCGCAAAGGAGCTGAAGCTGTGAAGGTCAAGGTGACTGTTGACGTTGGGAAGTTGCCCGAGACGGGAGATGACTGGGAGCTGTACACGGCTAGCATGAAGTGCGAGGGCGCTGCCCGTGCCCTGACGGGAGCGTTGAAGAAGGCCCTCCGCGCCGTCGGAGAGGGCACGACGGTTCCTGACGCCCTACGGGATCACTTCGATCCTATCGCTCGCAAGTACGCTGACTACGGCGCTCAGGACTCGGAGCCGACGTGGAAGGCCACGCGGATCTTGGAACGGGTCCATGCAATGACCACTGGCCTCGGGGTATGATAGGGTTGACCCAGCCAATGACCAAGCAGACCATCCTCTTCTTCGTCGGGCCCGACATGTGTGGGAAGACGGAAATCTCCAAGGCGACGGCTAAGGCACTCGGGGTGCCTTACTTCAAAGCCTCCAGCGAGCATGATTCCTTCTTGTCGTCCCGAGTCTCCAAACGAGAGGCCTTTCTCAACCAACTACGCTACGCTGATCCTCGGGTCTTCGACGTCCTGAAGCAGACCGGCTATGGGCTCATCTTCGACCGTGGCTTTCCGTGCGAGTACGCATACTCGAAGGTATTGGGTCGAGAGACCGACATGATGATGCTTGCCCACATGGACGAGATGTGGGCAAGCATCGACGCTCGCATCATCCTGTGCCGGCGCATGGACTACACCCATGTCGTGGACGACCTCGACCCGACGATCAGGGGCGAGACGCTCCAACAGATCGAGGATGCGTACCTGGACTTCTTCGATTGGTCGAGGTGTAAGCACCTCGTCCTCAATGTCGATGACGAGGATCTGGGCCGCGAGGTCCACGACATCACCACCTACCTGCAAGGAAACTCCTGATGCCCACCTATGACGATGGATTCTTTGACGACGGCCGACAGTACTTTGCCCGCGGTCTACCCGCCTGGCACGACTTCGTCCTGAACGATCTGAAGGCTCAGAGCATTGCCGACTTCGGCTGTGGCCAGGGCGACTGGATGGAGTCATTGCAGGGCATCATCCCGGTCTGGGGCTGTGACTTCGACCCGAATCCGGCTCACCTCAGGATTACGTCGGCCAACTATCAACAGGTCGACTTTACCAAGACGGCACCGAAATCCCTGAATGTCGGCCAGCGCGACGTGGTGATGTCGCTCGAGGTGATGGAACACCTGGAACACGTGCACGAGGCCAACTTCCTTGATTGCATGCTGTCCCCTGACCCGCGCCTGGTCGTCTTCGGGGTGGCTAGCGGCCGCGGCATCTACGACCCGACGCAGTTCAAGGTCAACCGAAAGGGTGAGCAGGTCCCGGGTGGCCCGCTGTGGAAACACCAGTGGGGGCGGCACCACGTCAACTGCCAACCCGTCGATGTCGTCATTGCCAAGATGGCGGCACGTGGTTACAGGGTCAACCAACCCCTGTCCGACAAGTTCGCGACCTTGACCGTTCCCGGGAAGGCGGGTCGACCCAAGCTGGCATTCGCTAGCTTCTACCGCAAGAACACCCGAGTCTATGAGAAGGTGGCGTGATGGCGACCATGATGATCGTGGCCTTCATTTTGTTGGAAATCCTGGCGTTGTATACTGCTTACGCCGTCGGGCTCACCTGCGGCGTGATCGGTGGCTACAAACACACTAGCCACGCCCGTGATGTGCACATGCACGACCTGGGCAATGTCCACTCCCTGATCGTCAGGGATGAGAACCCGAACGCGGCAGTCGCATACATTCATCAGGCCCTTGCGAAGGTCCAATGCAATCCCGCAATCGACCAGGTAGTACCGGAGAGACTCTGATGCCCAAGTTGATGTGGCTCGATCTGGAGACGACAGGCCTCAGTCCGACCAAACAACATGTCCTGGAAGTCGCCCTGTGGGTAGCTGACCTGAACGCCCCGTTTGATGCAGCGCCAGCGTACCAGTCGGTCGTCTACTTCCCGCGGACCCGGTGGGGTGAACTCGGCCCTGTCGTCCTGGAGATGCACACCAAGAACGGCCTGCTGGAAGATTGCTCTCGGGCTTCGGCGCCATTGATTGAACACGTTGAGCAGCAACTGCTGACCTACGTCCCTCTCGAGAAGGAACGGGATGACAAACCCATCCTGGCGGGCTCGACCATCCACTTCGACCACTCGTTCGTCGAGGTGCATCTGCCCAAGGTCCACGCGCGGCTGTCATATCGGCACTACGACGTGTCGGGCCTGAAGTTGTTCTGTCAGTCGATGGGCATGCCCAAGTTTCGTAAGGCTGAGGTGCACAGGGCAGACGCCGACATCGCGGAATCGATCTCACATGGGGCGGAGTGCGAACAATGGCTCAGGAACAACATGCGGCCGCGTTGAGGCCTTGGCACACTGCTGTCTTCATGGTTGCCCTAATCGTGGCAGTCACAGTTCGCCTGGTCTTGGTAGAAGGCCAGGTGGAAAGGAATCATGTCACCACTTCCAGCGCATGTCCCTGAAGCAGAGATTGTTGATGACGAAGCCAAGCAGCTCTATTCGAAGAGCTGCTTGAGAAGATCGACATGAAGAAGGAACTGAAGCGTTCGGCGACCTTTTCGTCGAGGTCAGCCGATCTCTCTCATCAGTGACTCGATGACCAGCTCGTCGACCATCTTGCGGACCTCATCGATTGGGTTCCACATCTGGTCGTGGCCACCGTCAGAGACGCGAAGTCGGCCGTCGTAGTCAGGACTCAAGTCGATTCCGACCACGTCGCCGCCACCGAACATCGTTGGGTCGCCGGAGCTCAAGACACCGTCAGGGCCGGTGCCGTACAGCTTCTTCTGGACGCGGACGACTGAGCGCTTCGCGCCATCATTTCCGTACTTGCCGTAGTACACCTTGCCAGTGGCCTTGGCCTTGCGCATCTTGCGATCACCAGGATCGGCGAATGGGATGTCGCTCATGTCATTCGGATTGCCCGCTGCGCGAACGCGAGGTGCTTTGGGCTCCGGCGGGGGCCTGACCATTTTAGGCTCGAAGTCGAGCGGGGCAGACGGGTCGTCTAGGTTTGCCAGCGCGGCGGTGACGGCGCGCCGATAGAGGTTGATCTCAGCGGCTTGGTGCCCTCCGCGTCCACCGCCTCGCGCATCGCGCGCTGCGAAGACCAACTGACGCCATGCATGTAGGATCTCCTTCCTTGTCGCACCAGGTTGTAGACCCAGAACCGAGTAGGCGTTCTCAGTTGCCTCGGCAATGATCTTCTGCAGGGTTGAAAGCTTGATACGCATTGTACTGGTAAGTAGGCGTGTCGATGATGTCGTTCATCGCCGGCGGGCGCTACCCATCGGTAGGTTCCTAGAACTGCTCTTGTCCCACGGGACCCCACCACCGATGGCACCTGGGCCACCGCCGAATGAGGTGAACCCTCCGCCACCCCCGCGATCTGAAGAGAAGCCGCTACCTCCGCCACCTGAGTTGGCGAAGGGGTGAGTGCCATGAGAGTTGCTGGTGGCACCCCGGACTGACCGCGAGACCTCACGTGGGGTGAATGTGAAACCGTAACCGTCCAACTCGGCCTTCATGGCATTGATGTCGGCCTTGCCAGCCATGGCGTCCGGGTGGCCTGTCCTCATCGCTGCGAAGTTACGAGCCAAGGCCTGCAACTCCATCCAGTTGACAGCAGTCTCATCATTGTCGAGCTTGTACGACACGTAGGTGTCGAGGTCGGCAAACTCGGGCGAGGCACGCATCTCCTCGATCTCGTCTTCAGTGTCCTGGGCCACTGCCGCCATGCCTTTTTCAATCGAACCTTTGCGCTTTTCGGGTTCGTCGTACGCGCCCGGCTCTCTTTCCCACGGTAGCCTGGTGTCCTTGACGCCGGTCTTCCGGTACGTCTCTTCCAACGTCTCAATGATGACGGTCCTCAATTCACTCAGACGGATCTTCATGGACTTTAACTATGCAAGACGTGGGTTGACCAAGGTAGGATGTGAACGTGGAAACCGAAGCAACGTCATTGCCGATCGGCACCCTGTTGATGTCTGACCACTTTCGTGGTTCCTTCGTGAGCACCAAGTACCCGGGCTCGTCAGAAGGCACCCGCCTGAAGAGGGGCTACGCCGTTGTCATTGCCGCCGCTCTGCCGCACCACTTCATCGTCGCGCCCATGCCTGGGAACGTGCTGATCTTTGGCTGGATTTTGAACCTAGCCCGCTGGCAACGTCTGACATGAGCCACTTCATCACAATACCTGCGAAACGATCATTGTTGTTCTGCTGGGATTGAAGACTAGGATCGACTCGACGTCTCTGGACGGATTTCTGGGATCGTAGTCATTCATGTGAAAGCCGTCACACATTGACGTGAGAAAACCAGCACCATAGTCTGATAGCAATTTGATGACGTCGCTTGGACCCCCAGAAAGTTCAGCCTCCAGATCGCTGTGCTCGACACCATTTAAAGAACACAATCTGGCGACCTCACTTCGCGACAAGAACACACCCTGAAGATTGACTTCATAGGTGTACGCGCTTCCTGTCTCGTCTTGCACCACCGTGTGGTATGCGTTTGTCAGTTCTGGCATTGGTGAGAACCATGCCGGATTGGGCTTGAATGACGAGATGGGTTCAGACGAGGTGTAATACGCTGTAGTAGCACCTGACGCACCCTCAACGATCATTCGCAGGATACGAACAGTTAGTTTCACGTGTGTAGCCGCCGCTTGTTAAATTTGCTCACTGTGGTGTAGGTTTTGATGAACATGGAACGTCATCTCCTCGTGACTACGCAACTTTCGAACTATGATTCTAAGGGAACGTTCATCATCGAATGCGACTCAGGTTGGATGATGTGCACGGGTCGGATCAGAGAGATGCTTCGCCTGTCTCCCGATCTTCACATCGATGTGATCGGTCCTTTGAGGCAACAACTCAAGACGCAGCCAGAGGACTTCCAACCTGAATTGTTCGAGACTGGCCGCGTCCGGTACCTCGAGCATAAGATCATTCCTAATGCGTTGGTGACTCGGTATGACTTTGATTTTGACGGATTGGCCCGGTTGGTGTGCTCGCAAGGGTCGCCTCAGTACCATTCCGTACTTATCAACGATCCGATGCACCTGAGGGCCTTCAAAGCCATGTTCCTGTTGAAGGCAGGCTACCGGCCACGCTTTTACGTCCACTCTCACTTCGTCGACGTGCCTGAGTGCCCTAAGTTCCCGACGGAGGCCAGCCTATGGTTGGGCCAGTGTGAAGCGGCTGTCAAGGCTGACTTCAATTTCTGGCAGTGTGGCAGTGCTCTGACGGAGTTCCTGAGCTCGATGTGCAAGTGGTTCCGTGATGATGTGGTCGATGACGTGGCCCATCGGTCGATGCCTTGGGACGACGGCTACTCGCAGGCCGAGATCACCTCGCCTATCGACATGAACAAGGTTCGATTCTCGGTGGAACAGTGGCAGGAGCTGACCCACGGCAAGCACGTCGTCTTCTTTCCGAACCGCATCAGTCCGTCGTCGGGCGACTACACCAACGGCATGAAGTTCATGTTCGACATCCTGCCCGAGCTGCGTAAGCGCCGGCAGGACTTCGTGGTGGTGTGCGGCAACCCGAACCAGAAGTTCTCCAACGCCGAGCTGCAAGAGCGCTGCGGCCCACACGGTTACGTGTCGCTGGTCCCGGACTCCTTCAACCGCGACGAGTTCAAGTTCGTGGCGCGCCACAGCGACGTGGCGGTGGGCCTGTACGACAAGGACGCCTACGGTGGGACGGCGGCTCGGGAATGCATCGAGCTGGGGTGTATGCCACTGTGGCTCGACCTCAACGAATATTCGAGCCTGGCACGAGAGGCCGGAGCAGCCGATCTGGTGCTGGCAAAGCCAGACTTCTCTGACCTCGGTGACAAACTGTTCGGTCTCTTTGATCTGCAGGCAGGCAAGGCACCAGTCCACCCCAGCAACTTCGACAATGCCCAACAGGACCTGCGTGAGGTCGTCCAACGTCGATGTTCCTATGAGGCGACGACGGAAGCCGCAATGTTCGAGATGGGTCTACTTCACTGAACTTCTGCCGTCGCACGACCTACAATGGTCGACATGCGAGTTTTGATCACAGGTGCAGCCGGCTTCATCGGATCCAACCTGATGCAAAGGTGCATTGACGAGGGGTGGGCGGTCACCGGCGTCGATGACATGAGCAATGGGCATTGGAGATTCCTGCCTGTCAAACGGACGTACCGTGAGTTCATTCACAGTGATTTTGCATCACCTGATGTCCTACGACTAATCGAGTCGCAATGGTTCGACATCGTCTTTCACCTGGCCGCAGTGCCTCGGGTCTCCTACTCGGTCGAGCACCCGTTGCAGACCCATGACGTCAACGTCACTCGGACGTTGGAGATGATGAACGCGGCGCGCCGCAACGTCAAGCGAATCGTCTTCGCGTCGAGCTCTTCGGTCTACGGAGGGGCGAGTGCAGTGAACCTTCCCACGCATGAGTCATGTGAAAAGAACCCGCGATCGCCTTATGCCTTGCAGAAGTCGATCATCGAGGACTATCTGGCCTTGTACGGTGACCTGTACGGCCTTGACTCGATCTGCTTGCGTTTCTTCAACGTCTTCGGTCCCAACCAACTAGGCGACAGTCCGTACGCGACGGCAGTTTCGGCCTGGCTCGATGCCATCAAGCGTGGTCGTCCGATGCGCAGTGACGGTGACGGCACACAGACTCGGGACATGTGTTACGTCGACAACGTCACTGAGGCCTGCGTGTTGGCAGCGAAGGCAGACTCCAACATGCGATTTTTCGGTCGACCGTACAATGTCGCCTGCGGCGACAGGACTGCCAACTTCGAGATCTCAGCGGCCCTGATGAAGCGGTACCCGCAGGCCCAGATCCAGACCGCCCCATGGCGCCCTGGCGACGTGATGCACACTCAGGCCGACACTAGTAGGATCCGAGACGAATTGGGTTACGAGCCCAAGGTCAGGTTCTGGGAAGGCCTCGACCGGACTATTCAGTGGTACGAGCGTAACTGGGACTCGATCAAGGACATGAAGCTTCATACGTAGGCCAAGGAGGACGCATGCAGAAACCACTCGAAAAGCGCGGTGACGTTTTGGTCGTTGAGATGACGATGGCTCAGGCGTGTGCGATCGACATCGTCATCTGCGAGTGCGGTCATCGCCCCAACAATCACTTCGATCACGGTGACAGGCCGTGTGCACGCTGTGGTTGCAAGGTAATGGCGTTGGTGATTAGCTTGCCCAATACGTAGCAACATGTCCCGCTTTTCTGCTCGACGTTTGCTTCGAGAGTACGTCTCCCTAGTCGTGGAGGCTGCTGTGACCACCCAACAGGCTGCTCATGAGCACCTCGGTCTGCTTGCCCATGGCAAGGCCCTCGTGCTGTACGATCCCAACTTCTACAAGGAGTTTCTGGAAGAGGACGGCATCTATAACGTCTCAAGTGCCACAGGTGGCATCAAGGGCTACATCAAGGTGGTCCCTGGGGATCACGACTCCAGCTGGGGTGCCGCCGAGGTTGTCGCCTCAGCAGCCGTCAAGGGCTACGGTCCCATGATGTATGACATCGCCATGTCAAAATCTGACGCGCCCTTGATGCCTGATCGGTCGAGCCTGTCGCCCAAGGCTGCAGGCGTCTGGAAGCACTACGACAAGCAGCGGTCTGATGTCAAGAAGTTGCCCATCGATGACATCGACAATCCGAAGACGCCTGATCCGAAGGACGATGGCAGGGTCTGGGATCCCGAGCAGTACGGTGGTGACTCCGTCAATAAGGTTTACACGGGTGCGCACGTGGACGCATCTCAGTTGATGGCAAACAGCGAGACCTTCGTCAAGGGGCTCGACAGCCCACAAGAGTTCGTCAAGGCCTTGTTACAGGCTGCAGACGTGTTCTTTGACGAGCAGTCAGCAGGTTGACTGTTACACAATGAAACATCATCTGACGCCCGGTGCTCTGCTACGAGAGTACGTTCGTTTGATCGTGGAAGCGGCAGCTTCCAGTCAAGACGCCACCAAGAATGGTTATGCCCTGTTGAAGACGCAGGCGTACGAAGGACAGGCCCTCGTGCTGTACGATCCTAAGCTCCTGCTGCAGGCCTCCAAGAGCGAGGAAGGCTTCGACGTCGGCGTTCAGGACCTGATCAAGGACGGGATCATTGTCGGCTATGTCAGATACGTGCAACACGATAGCGATTGCCTCAAGGCCAACGAGATCCAATCGTCTGCCTCGTTGAAGGGATATGGGCCGTTGATGTACGACATCCTGATGTCGCTGTCACCTCATGGCATCATGTCTGACCGCGTCAAGACCTCAGATGCAGCCCGTAAGGTGTGGAACGTTTATGACACGCAGCGGAACGATGTCATTTCTCGAAAATTCGATGACAAGAACAATCCCAAGACGCCTCCCAAGATCGACGATTGTGAGTTGATGTCAGACGAAAATGCGCCCTACCTCGACAAGGCGTACAAAGGGGCGCATGTCGAAACAGGCCCACTTGAGAAGCGTCATGAGGACGCTTTGCGTGTTTTGACGAAAGCAGGTCACAATCGTAAGGAAGTTGAAGACATCCTTCGATCTGCGGCCCAGAGCTACTTCGAGACGAAGATCTGGACAAGTTGAACCGTAGGCCTGTAGATGGGCTTGGGTCGGTGTACCATGTCTTGCAATGATTCACATCAAGCACACCGTAGATGACGTGCGTAGGTGGTTTTGCGACCTCAAGATCGAACAAGAGTGTGTGGTCGACAAGACGGGCTGCAAGATGCTCGAAGTTGTTGGCGCCACGTTCATCGCTGACGAACCTGCAATTTTCGGCACTGTCAACAACGACTACGTCGCACGTGAAATTGCGTGGTACGAGTCAATGTCATGCAACGTGAACGATATCCCAGGCGGCGCGCCGACCACCTGGAAGGCATGCGCGTCCGCAGACGGTCACGTCAATTCCAACTACGGCTTCTTGATCTGGAGCGACGAAAATCACAACCAGTACGATCATGTCCTCGCTGAATTGCGACGATCACCGGAAAGTCGTCGTGCCGAGATGATCTACACTCGTCCCTCCATTTGGAATGAGTACAACCGCGATGGCATGAGTGATTTCATCTGTACGGATTCGGTCCAGTACTTCATCCGGAGCGGTCAACTCATCGCTGACGTGCGAATGCGATCGAATGACGTCGTCTTCGGCTACAAAAATGACAAGGTTTGGCAGGATCACGTTCATAAGAGGTTGGCCTTCGACTTGGGCGTGCCTGTTGGCCAAATGATCTGGCACGCTGGTTCGCTTCACGTGTACGAACGGCATTGGCATCTCGTGAAGGACGATTCTTGCAAGAGCAGAATCAATTGAACTCTATTTGGGCTTCACTATACTGTCAGAACACGGAGGCATGACATGACTTGCATTGTGGCTGTGAAGAAGGGTGGGACGATCTGGTTGGGCGGTGATCGTGCGGCGACAAACAGTCACCTCGAGCGGACGATCATCAAGGACTCCAAGGTCTTTCTGAAGGGCGAGGTGGGCTTTGGTGTCTGCGGATCCATCAAGGTGATGGATGCCCTGGCCCATGGCATGGAGTTGCCTCTCCAGAAGAGCGGTTCTGACAGGTCGTTCCTGGTCAGTACCTTGGTCCCGGCGATCCGTAAGGGGCTGGTTGACCTCGATGCTGCGGGCAAGGACAGCAGCCCGTTCGGCGGTGATTCTGGCGTCGTCTTTGACGGCGAGATGCTGCTAGCCTATCGTGGTGAGCTCTACAAGTTGCAGAGCAACTTTCAATTGCTCTCTACCGACAAGGACTACGATGCCACCGGATCGGGCGCCCCCTATGCCCTAGGATCACTGGCGGAGACCTGGCGCGTGGAGAGCCCGCGGAAGCGGGTCATCGCTGCCCTCGAGGCCGCTGCCGAGGCCAATGCGGGAGTCGCCCCTCCTTTCGACGTGGTGGTCCTCAAGTCCCGCTGAAGGACGTTTCATGACCTGTATCGTAGGTGTTGAACACGAGGGTGCCGTCTATTTGGGTGGTGATAGCGCCTTGTCCGATCCTAACCTTGGGTCGCTGCGGTCGTTGCGACAGCCTAAGCTCTTTCTGAAGAGCAGAGTGGCATTCGGCTGTTGTAACGACCTCCGCGTGCAACAACTGTTGCAGTACGTCCTCAACGTGCCTGACCACGACCCCGAGTTGCTTGACGACATGGAGTACCTGGTCACCCACCTGATGGGGTCAATCCGGTCGCTGCAGAAGAAGAAAGGCGCCATCAAGGTGTCGGAGTCGCTAGAGACTCAGGAAGTGCAGCTTCTGGTCGGCTACAGGGGCGCCCTGTACACGGTCGAAGAGAACTTTCAGGTCTACCGCTCCGTGGACGCATGGGCCTCAGTCGGTTCCGGAAGCGACCTGGCGATGGGATCAATGCACTCGACTGCAAAAGTCTCGGGCCTGACTCCCGAACAACGCATCATCATGGCACTCGAGGCCGCAGAAGCGTACAGCGGCCAGGTTCGAAGGCCTTTTCACATCATCAAGCTGGAGCCCGAGAAGGAATGACACCGAACCCGACACTGACGGTTTATGTGGGCCCAATGTTCAGCTCCAAAACCACACGACTTCTATCAGACCTGGAGCGTTTCACCCTCCAACACAAGCGTTGTGCTGTCTTCAAGCCAACAATCGATGACCGCTACAGCAGCGAAGACATCGTCTCTCACGGCGGTTGGCGTCATCCAGCAGTGACTGTTAAGGCCGGAGCTGACGTCCTCAGCGCGTTGGCCGAGCTCGAGGAAATGCCTGACGTTGTCTTCATTGACGAGGCCTTCATGTTGTCCGGCATCGCAGACGTCGTCGTCTGGTTGTATCGCAGCGGCATTTCAGTCGTCGTGTCAACCCTTGACATGTCGTACGCTGGCAAGCCATTCTATGAGGTCGCCAAACTGCTTCCTTGGGCGACTCGGATCGAAAAGTGTTCAGCCGTCTGCACCCAATGCGGTGCTGATGCCTTCTACACCCACAAGAAGCAGACGACGGGTGATGAGATCGAAGTAGGAGGCGCCGAGCTCTATGAACCTCGGTGCTTCCGGCATCACGTGGCCATCGACAGTCGCCCAGACATCGTCAAGTGAACCTCGGGGGCATCCTGTGGTAAGATGGGTGCATGGAAGAGGTACGAGTCAAGCGCAGCATCGCTGTTCCGCCTGAGCTGATCGAGCTCGCATCGATCTTCAGAGAAGGAGGTCACGTCCTGTACCTGGTCGGCGGCGCGGTGCGGGACACCGTCCTGGGGCTGCCTCCGAAGGACTTCGACGTGGCCACTGATGCCACGCCGGCAAGGGTCAAGGAGATGCTGATCCCTCGAGGCTACCAGCTGCTGGAGGTGGGCATGGCCTTCGGCATCGTCGCAGTCGTCGTGCCTTCGTCCATCGAGCAGGTGGAGATCGCGACCTTTCGTGAGGACCTGAGTGCCGGTCGGCACCCGGTTGTCCGGTTCGCCACCATCAAGGAAGACGTCCAACGCCGTGACCTGACCATCAACGCCCTCTTCTACGACATTGAGCGAGGTGAGATCGTCGACCTGGTGGGCGGCCTGGCTGACCTGAAGGCTGGCATCGTTCGAACGGTGGGTGATCCGAAGGCACGCTTTGCGGAAGACCCGCTGCGAAAGTTGCGTGCGGTGCGCTTTGCCTCTCGACTGGGCTACGATCTGGATCACGAGACGGCGAGTGCCATCAGACAGGACCCGATGATGGCCGACGTCTCTCCTGAGCGTCGTCAGGACGAGTTCACCAAGGCCATCGCTTGTGCCCAGAGCGTGCCTCGGTTGATGCGGATGTTGGACCAACTGCGCCTGTTGGGACAGGTGCTCAGTGGGCTCAACACGTCTATCAACTTGGATGCCTTGGTCTCGTCCCGTGGGATCGACACCAACGACCCGCTGATGGCCATCACCCTGCTGCTCGACCGGTACGGGACCGCCGAGGTCCCGGCGGTTGGGAAGCGCCTGAAGGAGCTGAAGTACTCGGTCGAGGAAGTCGACGTCATCACCTTCCTGCTGCGTTTCCGTGACCTTGGTCAGGACACTGCTCTCGCCTTGCGCCGCAGCTTTCAGAAGGGGCACGTCGGCACTGAACGACTGGCCAACTACTTCATCCAGCGTGGGCTGCCTGACCGGCGGTCGTTCAAGGCCTTCAGTCGCTACCTGAGCACCACGCCGGTGTCTGGTGACCTCCTGTTGGCCCAGGGATATTCGGGAAGGGCCCTTGGGGTGGAAATGGAACGGCGAGAACGGGAATTGTTCTGTGAACTTCTGGAGAGAGCATGAATGAAGAAGTCGTGCGGCCCCCTTGGCCGAGGACGTGGATGAACTTTGCGAAAAGCGTGGCTGAACACTCTGTCGATCCTGCGCTCAAGGTTGGGGCTGTCATCGTAGCAGAAGACAACACTAGCGTTCTTAGCATCGGGTACAACGGAATGTGGAGGGGTGGGCCTAACGTTGTTGAGTCGCTTGAACGAGGCAAGTCAGGAACGATCCACGCGGAAGTGAACGCTTTAATCAAATGCGACTTCAATTTTCATAAACGGAAATACGTGTACGTGACGCACTCACCTTGTCGAGAGTGTGCAAAGTTGATCGTTAACGCCTCTATCTTTAGAGTCGTTTACGATGTGCCGTATCGTGACCCGGCCGGGCTCGAACTGCTGTGTTCAGCGGGCGTCGAGGTGTTCACGCTGCAGGAAGCCATCGCGCATGCTTGTCGCGGGGTATAGTTACCCGCATGAAGGCACTGCGTGACGAAGACATCGTCAGGATGATGCGAGAAGAGTGGGCGGCCGGAGTCCGTGCCCTGTCCGAACAGATCGACATGGTGATGAACGCCAAGGTCGACAAGAAGGGTCCAGAGGAGCCTGTCGTTGCCCCGGAGCTCAAGGTCCGCCACAAGAAGAGCGGCCTGCGCTACACCGTGAACTCAGTCGGCCCGCATGACGTCATTTTGAGGGCTCCGGAAGGTGAGACGTTCCTAGTCAGCGCCGAGGATTTCGAGGAAGAATATCAACTCGACTAAAAATCTCACAGCTGAACGATCCTACGAAAGCGTCAGATCGTTTAAGCATGGGAGGTATTTATCCCATGCTGATGACGCTGGGTCGATTGCGGAGAAGACTTGCGGAGGCAGCCAGCACGGACGAGGATGAACACGAACACGAAAATGTCCTGTGTCCCGCCTGCGGTCACGACTACGATTCACGTGATCAATACGACGACGGTTCAGGCCTCGTAGAGTGTCCTGTCTGCGGTTACGCTGTTTCTGAATCACCCGTAGACTCCCGTGATCCGGATGACGTCACTCTGGAAGAGGCCTTTGAGGAGATCGTCGGCATGATGCCTCCCGCGGTTCTTATCAACGGTGAGGATACGGATGGCGTGAAACAGATCACCGGTGATGAACTGATGATCATTGTTGACATTGATCCTGACGAGCTCCGCGCAATGGACCCATCTAATCGTGGTCGTAATGAGCGGTCATCGCTCATTCACCAAGAGCTGTCATCGATGTTGATCGACGAGTTGGGGTACAAGTACCAAGGCTACAACGTGTTCATTCGGGGCGTTGTCACCGTGGAGTTGATTCCCTACGGCAATTCAGACGAGCAGTGGAGGCTAGTCGTCAAGTGATCAGGCGCGCCTGGTCCGGAGGCGCTTCCGCCGGAGAGTCCTGACTGACGTTCTCCGTGCCTTGTCAAAGTTGGGCTTCCAGGTCTCCAAGTCGTCGACCTTTACAGATCCGTCAGGTTGCAACTCGGTGTCCACGTCCTCTCCCGGGGCGAACCGGGAGGCCGGCTTCTCGTAGGTCACCAGCTTCCTGACGACGAGGCGCCCGCTGCCTTCCGGGTCCTTGCGAACGATGTTCTGGTTCATGTCGCCTTGTTCCTGTGACATGACCACTTCAGCGATGTATTGTCTCAAGAGGGAGGTCGACATCAAGGGTACATATACACGACCTGACCTTGGGAGATATGTACTGCCATGGCGAAGAAGAACCTGCTAGCTGACGTCGACGTGGAAGGCATTGTCAAAGGCAGCCTCAACAAGGACCCGACATTTCAGGAGCTCAAAGAGGAGAAGCGACACCGTGCTGCGGATGCTCGCATGACGCGAGGGTCGTCCCTCTCCCGAGAACCGATGGCCGAGTCCTATGTGGCCGAGCCCAAGCCTTACAACCAGGTCAGCGAGTTCGTCTCACAGAAGACCAAGGACGCCCACACTGCGTTGTACAAGGGGTATGTCGACACCTTGAACCGCGTCTCTGCGGAGCTCGACACCGCTCAACGGGGTGAGGCTGACAGTCGGCACAGCGCCTACCGTGGGCTAAAACTCGATGAGGTCTACAACCTCAACGGTGTCTGGCTCCACGAGCTGTACTTCTCAAATTGCTTTGACCCGCACAGTGAGGTCTACATGGACTCCAAAGCGTACCTACGTCTGGAGCGCGATTTCGCAACTTTTGAAGACTGGCAAAAGGACTTCCTTGCCTGTGGTATGGCAGTCGGCCAAGGGTGGGCGATCTGCGCCTACAACATCTTCCTAAAGCGCTACGTCAACACGGTGGTCTGCGAGCACTCCCAGCACGTGATGATGGGACTGTACCCGTTGGTCGTCATCGACATGCACGAACACAGCTACTTTCGCGATTACCAGACCGACAAGAAGTCGTATCTCATTGCAATGATGAGGGAACTCAATTGGACTGTGATCGAAGAACGATTTCGCAAGGCTGAATCGATCCATGAGGTCATGAAGTAAGATCTTTGGATGCTGCTAGGCCGTAAATTTGTCACAGAGATTCGCCGCAGCAAGGGTTACCCGAACGGGAAGCCGTTCACTCGTGATGTTGCGTCGCTTCGTTGTGATTGCTGCGGTACAGAGTTTGAACGTGCATCAAGCACCTCATATTCCGAGCAACACTTTTGCAGTCGCAAATGCAGCAATCGAAGTGGTGAAGAAGAACGTGCGCAGACAAATTTAGAGCGCTATGGCGTTGTCTGTCCTTGCAGCCAAACACACGTCAAGGCGAAGGCAAATTCCGTCGAGGCTTGCGCTAAGCGTCACCAGACGATGAAGCGCAATGGGACGTACAAGAAATCAACGCCCGAAGACGCTCTACATGAACTGCTGGTTGTTAAGTTCGGCCATGTCGACAGACAAGTGGCCATTCCAGGCAAGCGATGGCTGATCGACTTCTACGTCCCGTCGATCGACACTTACGTGCAGTTCGACGGCGCCTACTGGCACGGTCTCGACAGGCCCATTGAGTTGGTCGCCGAGGGCAGGACCCCGCGAGACGTACAGATCTACAGGAAGTGGCTAGCGGACCGTGAACAGGACGCCTGGTTCCAGCAACAAAACATGCGCCTAGTTAGGATCACGGACGTGGAATACAGGCGCTTGGGAGCTGGAGTAATCGAGAGGTTGACGTGAAGATCAGACTAGGAAATCTCAGGATGCTCATTCGAGAAGCGCGTTACGGTCTCATCGACGCGTCTGAAGCCAAACATGATGACGTCGGACTGGACGAGGCTTTCGAGGAGATCCTGGGCATGATGCCTGGCGAGCTTGTCATTGATGATCATGCCACGTCGAGACTCGAGCGCACGTACGACAAGATTCGAAAAGACATGAACCTCGACAATCGCGTGCTGGTCGTGGCGTTGAACGCTAAGACCTTCAATGCACTGAAGCGTCATGAGGCGGATCTTCCGTCTGTCGCCGGCGGCGTCTTCTCTCCTGCCGAGCATGCCGCGCTCCAGATGATCATGGAAGAGCTCGAGACCATGCTGGTTGACGAGCTGGGGTACAAGAACGTCAATCCAGGCAGAGACGACGTGAAGTACGTCAGGGGTGAGTCGCAGACCAGCGTCTACCTTAACGCCATGGGACCGAAGCCTGTCCCGTGCGTTCAGCTCGACGTTCGCATCGGAGTCGGAAGGTGAAAGACATGAAGCCACGTGATTTGCGACTTTGCAGCCTGTTCCAGGAGGGCGCCATCGCTCGCCTGCTGCGCGAAGAGGACGACTCGATGGCGCACGAGTCAGGAGCCAGCGGCGCCAGCCTCGACGCTCAGGTCGACCGCTACCTGGGCGAGTACGAGTCGTCAGCCAAGAAGGAAGAGGGCGACGCGCCCGGTGCCTCCGTCGACCAGATGGAGGCCCTCGACTGGCGCGACCTGGTGAAGGGCCGCCTGATCACGGAGGCGGGTGAGAGCGACAAGGACGAGGCCGAAGGCCCGGACGATGCCGCGCCGGGCGCTGATGCCATGACAGGCGAGGACGATGACAGGCCTGGCCTCGAGACGTTTGACGTGGAGGCCTTCGGCAATGACGTGGCACGCTTGATTGACAACTATGACAACCTGCTCGAGGTTCGCAGCACCATGCTGCGGCGTGCCCAGCAGTTCCTGGAGAAAACATACAGCGACGAGGTCGTCAAGGCCTTCAATGACACCATGCGCGACGATCACGGCATGGAAGCTGGCGCCGGTGCGCTCAACGTCAACAACGACAAGTTTGCAGCTCCAGCGGCTGACCGGGCCAACGGTTCGGCGCAGGCCAGCGCGGGCGGTGGTGGTGGTGCCGGAGGCGCGTTCTGACTGTGCCTGTCCGAACTGACGCGCGGTCAAAAGGCATCCACGTCAAGATGGACAAGGAAACGCACGCTCACTTCAAGGCACGCTTGGCGCATCACGGGCTGTCAATGCAGGAAGCCTTCGAGGAGTTTGCCCGATTGGTCGGTTCTGGCAGCAAGGTCGCCAACAACATGATGGAGTCGTTGGTCAATCGCCACGTTCGTCAGGAACTTGCTGCAGTGGACGTCAAGCCGCTGCACCGCAACCAACGGCAACGCTTGCGAGACCTGGACGCTGACACGTTGTACGATCTGATCAATGAGAACGCAGAGAGTACCCCACAAGGAGGTTGAGAGATGAAATTTCTGGACAAGGCCATCGAGATGAGCAAATCGGTGCAGGAACTCGCCGGCTCCGTCAAGCAGCTGGCCCAGAGCATCGAGAAGTTGACAAAGAATGTGGCAGCTTTGGCCCAAAACCAGGCAGCACATCACAGGATGATCGCACACATGCACCTGGTCCAACAGGTCATCATACGGCGCATGTCAGAAGGAGGTGCTGACACCTCGTTGCCTGACATCGCCGCACCGAATGATAAGGTGTCAGCCAAGAAGTCCAACTGAACACGGGCTGACTCACAAAGCACGCGTACGTGCTATTTATCTCGCAGTCCTGTCGTGATAGGGGTCGTCAGTGTGACCAAAGCCAACACATCGCAGTCAACCAATCTCGCGAAAGTCGTGGTCGCGAAGTCTGCCCTACGTGACCTCTTGCGTGAGGTCATGTGGAACAAGGACTTTACGGGTTGGTCATCCAATTCGGGCGGCCCGACAACGGTCAATCCCAATGTTGATCCATCGATTGCGGTGACGGACCCCATCAACCCGAACTTCAAGCCCCAGAACAAGGTTGAGTTCGGGATTGCGGTTGACCAGTTGGTGAAGAACTTGCCCGACACAGAGGTGCCGGAGCTGTTCGATGCGGTCAAGACAGCGATCGAGGACGATAAGGACGAAGAAGACGAGGCAATTATGAAGACGAAGGCCGCTCAAGGCGGGACTGAGCAAGTCGAGGAGGCCGTTCGCAAGGTCATCCGCAACATCATCGCCGAGATCAATCCACGACGTAGGCGCGTCAACGAAGCGCCAGGCGACCAACACATCGATCCTGAGACCGGGGAGATTACGCGGGAGCCGGCTGCCGCAGCCCCCTCGAGAGGCAAGAAGGGTCCTCCGCCCGTTGATCCCAACGATCCTCGTGCAGCCCCAGGTCACACTGATGACCAGGGCAACTACGTGCCTGTCAACAAGGTCAGATTGGGCAAGAACCAGAAGCCGGGACCCGTCGTCGGTAACCTGCCTCCTGTCAGGAGGTTCGCACCGGGCGTAAGCGGCGGTGAGTCAGATCGTCGGACGAAGAAGAACATCGCCGACCTTCAGCACGGTTCCCCAAGCAAGAGCGGCACGGGAGGCAACTGGTCCGTCGACCAGGTGTTGAACGCCTATGAGAACCCGAAGGTCGATCCTACGGACGCTCCTGCTCAGAAGCGCGCCTACAAGTCGACTGCCATCGGCAACATGGCTGACGTTCAGGGCGCCACCTTCGAGCAAATCGCCCAAGAGTTGGGCTTTGCAGTGTCGGGTGCCAAGCAGGCCGTTGACAAGGCCCTGAAGAAGGCTCGTTTCATCTCTAGCTTCACGGACAACGACGTGAAGGGCGACGTTCACGAGGATGATGATCTTGAGATCATCACCTTGCTGGCGATGGACGACTACATCAACATGCTGGCGCGGGACGCTAAAAACCCGAGCGTGGACCCGGAGACGGGCGAACCCGAGGAGCCGCTGACCGCTGCTGACATCAAGTTGATGAAGGACCACCCTGACATCGTCCGTGAGCTGGACGGTTTCCGCGACTTCCTCCATTCGTACATCCGCAAGGCGATGAAGAGCGGCGATTATGGCTTCTGGGACGAAGCCGATCGTCCCGCGAGCCCCGACGAGAAGGAAGAGGCCACGCAGGCTGTCGCCGCTGCAGGTGGAGGAGCAACGCCATCAGGACCCGCACCAAGACCCGCCGCGCAGGCGCCTACCTCTGCCGCTGCGCCTGTGGTAAGAGGCAAGAAGGACACCTACAAGATCTACCCAGGCGCCAAGGCGTACGGCGCGAAGGATCCCACCACGGGCGAGCGATCTGGTAAGCCACCCGCTGTCACCAGGGTGGGTGCGAAGGTTTACCGGTCGGGCGCGGACACCCAGTTCAAGCCTGGCGAATCGGGCAGGGTCGCTGTTGGCGACAATGGCAAGCTGAGGGTCAGCAAGGTCGATGGTGATCACACCCAGGAGTGGGATCCTGTCGAAGAAGGCAAACGCCCCGTCCTCTACTTGCGTCCCGGTAACAGGAGCTGACAGTGGAGATGGTGACAGCCGTTCCACAGACCCAAGTGGTCGCTGCCGTTCAGTTCGAGCCCAAACTGCTGGATGTCAGGGGCAACCTGGCGACTGCGCAGGAGCTGGCGTTCGAGGCGGCTGCCAAAGGCGCGCGCCTCGTCGTCTTGCCTGAGCTGTGCATCGGTGGCTACGTCCTGGAGTCAGCGCGTGAAGCAATGACGGTGGCACAGGAACGTGACGGTTACCAGACACAGGCACTGGCCGAAGTCACTCGAAACTTCGGGTGCTACATTGTCTTTGGTTACACGGAGCTCTTCGAGGGAAAGCTGTACAACAGTGCTGCGGTGGTGGGCCCACACGGGCTCGCTGCCCATGCTCAAAAGCACAACCTGTATGGCACTGACAACTTGTGGGCTCAGCCATCTGAGGCGCCGGCACCAGTCATCATCACCCCAGCCGGTCGGCTGGGGGTGCTGATCTGCAGGGACGTCAGCAACAAGTACCGCGAGTCGTACGCCTTCTACAAGCCGGGCCAGAAGTTCTACCGCAAGGGCGACGTCGACACCATCGCCCTGCTGACCAACTGGGGCGCGGCCTACAGCTACCCGGATTCGGCCTGGATCGAGCTGGTGGAGGACACTCGGGCCAACCTGGTTGTCTCGAACCGCATCGGCAAGGAGCGGGACATGAGCTACAAGGGCGGCAGCTGCGTCATCAACCCGGACCGCAAGGTCTGGACGCACGGGTCGAGCTTCACGGAGGCCGCCGTCGTCGGCGGCGTGGTGGTGCTGGGATGAGCGGCCAGCTGCAGCGCCTCCACGAGCGCTTCATCGAGAAGGCGAACCGGCCGATGGACTTCGGTCGACTGCCTGTCAGGCCCAAGCAGCCCGATGCCCCCGTCATCGCCATCGACCGGTGGCAGGAAGCAGAGGGCGCCCTCTACAAGACGTACCGCTTTCGCCGGAGCACTGACCGGGCCGACTTCGTCATGCAGCTGCTGGCCTATGAGGCCAGCGTCCACCACAACGCCCAGATCAAGATCGACGAGGGCGAGGTGGAGATCAAGCTGACGACCAAGGACCTCGAGAAGGTCACCGAGCGTGACAAGGAGTACGCGCGCTACGCGGACGTCCTGTTCCGCGGACTGGTGTACAGTCAACACCATGGAGATGAAGGCTGACAAGGACCGGGTGTTGATGAGCGAGGCCTTGCGGGGACAGGTCCCCGAGTTGGAGGGCGAGTCGCAGGTGACCCCCGAGATGCTCAACAAGACGGTGACGGTCATCGTCGAGAGGCGGATCGGCGACAAGGCATCGTCGATGATCGGCGTCCTCAGGGGCGTCCAGCTGGGCGCCGAGGTCGAGATCGAGTTCAGGTGCGACCTGGTTGAGGCACTCGACGTGTTGGAGGCCAAGCAGCTGTCGTTCGGCAGGATCGAGCTGCACCACGGCGAGCGTGTGGTGCCCATCGTGGGCCCGTTCGTCGTCAAGGGAGCCCGCCTCGACGAGATCACGTTCGACGACCCGCTGTGCACCCTGGGACTTCACCTCGCACGTCCGGCGCGCTGACGCCTGATGCTGTCGCGGTACGTTTTGTCGATCAGTTCTGGGTCTGCAAGTGACACAAATGCTGGATGATCATCCTGAAGAGCGCAATCATTGATGAGCTTGACGATCCTGGGTCCAAAATGCCGATAACCTTTTTCAGTGACGTACTTTGTCAATCTGTATGGGCTCGGCGAGTGGTGGGTACCTGCCTCAAGTGTGTTTGTCCTCATTAGATCAGGAACGCTCTTGTGGACGACAAGTTGGCCATCATGAAGTGCGACCATCGAGTTTCGGAAATCAAACGTAGAAAGCACTCGTTCTGGCGTGCCCTGGACGCAGTCGACGATCTGAACGATCACGTTGCCAGTGTCAATCTCAGTCGAGTTTTTGGTGCGTGTTACGATTGTCTCGCTGTTACACAGCGACTTAAGCAGTCTACGCGTTCCTCGTGCTCGGTCCCATTCGCTAATGAAGTAAACGTCAATGTCAGGACGATTCGAACGTCGTGACATGAAATTGCTGTACGTTTGAGGCCGCGCCATCTCGTATCGTGCGTACCAGTCTGCGCTTTCGTGGTACCACGAAAGCGCAGCATCGTGTGCAAATCCGCCTGAGACAAATGCAGTTTCATCGGATAGAACGCAACGCAGGACATCAAGCACATTGCTTCTTTGACCGTCAAATACCCAGCGCCATCCAGTACACGATCTTGTGAACGAAGCGTGGTTACTGCGACTAAATGCATGTGCATTGACGAAGCTTCTCATCGCTGTTTCACGAAGCATCAAGTCAATTTTGAATCGATTCTCAACGCTATTTTTGACTGGGATTGAATCAAAAATATCGAGAGCAATGTGTCTTGCACGTGCGTCGATGCGTTCCAACAATGACGCAGGAATCGTATATGATTTCAGATCGCTGTACCTGTGCAGTCGATCCACTGTGGCTCTATGAAACCTAGACACGTCTAGCTCTGACCTTCGGAAAAGATCAAGCACTGTTTCTTGATAAATAACCTTCTTGCCGTCGATTGCAACGTGGGCGTTGATGATGTCAAATCCTGAAATGACAGCCTGAGGCTCTCCCCATTTCGTTTTTACGATCTGACATGGAACATTGTCAATTTCAAACATGCACGTCCGGATCGTTTCATGAAACCGTCGCATGACATGTTTTTGTCGAAGCTCGTTGATCAATGCGTGTAGCGAGCATTGGTCACGTAGAAAGATATCGACATCGATTTTCTTTTCGTCCAACAGGCGATTAAGGTTCGTAGCCGCCACCGCATCGATCTGTGAGCGAAGCAGTTCACTTGCGAGCCCACCGGCGACATAGCCGCCGTGTGTTGCGCATGACTCAATGATGCTGTCGATTGTACTTGCGACGTTCAAATATGAAAAAGTTAGCAATTGAACCGGTGCTGTGACGTACACATTTATAGGTATCTGCATGAAAAGGCCGTTGCTGCGTCTTTCGATTCAGGAGTCCCCTGACATTGATGTCGACTACGACTATGCGACAATGTCCCCTGACATTGATGTCGACTACGACTATGCGACAATGTCCCCTGACATTGATGTCGACTACGACTATGCGACAA